CCGACCGTGCCGCCGACCATGCCGCCGACCATGCCGCCGACCGTGCCGCCGACCATGCCGCCGACCGTGCCGCCGACCATGCCGCCGACGCATTGTCACGGACAGCCTCAAGAGGCGCCCGGATGCCGTCCATTTGAGCTTGGGCGGTGATCTCGCTCAACCCGGCAAGCGTATCGGCATCCTTGGTTAGCCCAGCCAGCCGCAGGAACGCCGGCAAATGCTCGCGGATATACCAGTCGATCGCCATCATCGACCGGCGCTCTTCGATGGCTGGCGTAGATGCGGTGTTGAGCGTCAACGGGATCAGCGGCAGGATCATCGCGCGGTCGTCATTCGACAGTGCGTCGTTCCATGAGCGCATGAAAGCGCCAATGACCGGCGAGACGCACTTCGGCGTGTCAGAGAACGGCTCGCGGGCGATGTAGGCAGCACCCTCCATGGCGCAAATACCGTTGTTGAAATCGCTATGCGCGCCGGTGGTTAGGCCCTTCGCCAGCACTTCCTGCCAGCGGGTTTCGTCGATCTGGGCTGTCTGCATTGCGTGTCTCCGAAAGCGCCGGTTGGGCGGCTTGTGGGAGACCTTAAATCACATCCAAATGTGTTCTACAAGCAAATAATCACACCTTGGTGTGTTTTTCTCGTCGTCAGATGTGACGCGGCCGATAATCGCCGACCACCAAACCGCTGATTTCGATTCGCGCCACATGGTCGCCGGGGCTGTCGAGATCGAGGGGGAGTTGGTGTTCCGGGTGATTCGATTTCGGCCAGAGCCAGCGCTTGCCATCGACCACGCGCAACTCCTTGACCGTCGCCTCAATGGTGTCGTCCTGAGCATAGGCATAGACGATCACGTGATCGAGGTGACGCGGCGCGCGGGCGTCGAGAACGTCCACCCAAATAACGATAGAGCGCTCGGGATAGTCCAGGTTCATGGACGGTCCGCGCACCTCCAATGCCTTGGCGACTTTGCGGAAACGATCCTCGATCGGCACGTCAACGGCATACCAGCGGGATGGGTCCCACTCTATGGCCTCGCGAAAATTGCCCGCCTCGACGAAGCCGCAGACCCAAACCGAGGTAGGGCTTGCCGGCTCTGGCTGGTCGCCGCTCAGTCGCCAAATTGGCACCTCTGCCGTGCGGGCGAGTTTGCCATAGGTGCGAAGGTCCAGCGCGTCCGAATGCTCGTTGAGAAAATTGTAGAGCGAGTTCGCCGCAACGCCGGAATCCTTGGCCCATCGCGCCACCTTCAAGCCGCGCTCGTTGATAAATGCCCGCAGCAGATTGCGGCGCTCGTCGGGGGTACGTGCCATGCGCCGACGCATAACACCACAAAAACCCATCCTCGTGTGATTATGACCTTGTAAAACACATTCTGATGTGTTTACTACCCGGCCATGATCACGAGCACCATCGAGCGCATCCGAGCGCACCTCAGGCTGTCGGGTGTCACCAAGAAGGGCTTCGCCGAACAGGCCGGGCTTCACCCCAACACGCTGCAAGGGATCGAGGAGGCCGGGTGGAATCCATCCGCCTCCACATTGATCGCGCTGGAGGCTCAATTGCCACCTCCAGTCGATGACGATGCTGAGCATCCCGCGCCAGTGCGAGCTGCGGCATGAGCGGCCCAAAGCGGGTGATCCCGCTCCCCACGCCAGAGCGCGTCCGTGCGTTGATCCGTTACGACGGCACGGACTTTTATTGGCTTCCTCGCCCACGGTCCTATTTCTCTGATCTGGCGAGCTTTCGATCGTTCAACGCGCGGCACGCGGACAAGAAGGCCGCGATCAAGCAGCAGTTGAATGGGTACAACGGGATTCGCATCGATCATGCGCTGATCCTCGTCCACCGCATGATTTGGGTGCTGTATTACGGCGAGTGGCCGAAGCACGAATTGGACCACATCGACGGCGACAAGGCGAACAACGCGATCAGCAATCTTCGTGACGTCACGAAGTCCGGCAACATGCGCAACCAGAACCTGCGGTGCGATAGCACGAGCGGCTTCCCCGGCGTCCACTTCTGCAAAGACAAAGCCAGCCGGCCTTGGGTCGCGCGCATCGGCGTCGGCGGTACGTGGAAGACCCTCGGCTATTTCTCGACCAAGGAAGAGGCCATCGCTTGCCGTAAGCGGGAACAGGGCCGCTTTGGGTTTAGTGATCGTCACGGCCGCGCACCCCGCGAACAGCAAGCCGCCGCAGCATGACCAGCCCAGCACAAGCCGGGGGTGGGGCGGCGTTCTGCCCGCACTGTGGTTATGACCTCGGATGCGACGAAATAATCTCTGACGGCCAGTTTACATACGATCCCCGTTTCGGCGTCGCTTTTGGTCGAGCGGCGCTGAGTATCACGCCAGCTTGTCATCATTTGATCGGCTCGCTCATGCGAGAGCGTGGTCGCTTGGTTACTCGGCAAGTGCTGGCCGATCGCCTCGGCTACGAGGGTGACGACCCAAGCAATCTCATCGCAGTTCTGATGGCGCGCATCCGCAATCATTTCCGGGCGCTCAAGCTAGAGTGCCCGATCGAGAATATCTGGTCGCAAGGGCTTCGCTGGATTCCGCAATCTGCACCGGAATTGGAGGCAGCATGATCCGCGACCTCGCCCTCTGGCTCACCCTCAGCCTCACCACCCTCGCCCTCTTCGCCACCCTCAACACGCGCCGCGAACAGCGAAAGCAGCGGTCTCGCGATGTCGGCGATCGGGCGGGGTTGGCGGGTTCTCATGGCGGGAGGCAATAACGATGCCAGGATTGAGCGTCTTACGTGTGAATGCCGCCGAGGAACAAGCGTCGTATCGGAACGCCGTCGCCGAGATACTGCGCCGTATCCAGTCCGACCACGAGGTGACGCTGCTCGACATTGCAGAGCGCATCGACGTGTCGCTGGCGACGATCAGCAACGCGGCTAACAAGAAATCCGACCTCAACTCGATCTATCTCGGGCGGCTCGGCAAGCATTTCGGTGCATCGACGCTTGACCCATATCTGCGCACGATTGGCGTTCGCGGCGTCCCGCTCGATCCGCCGAACGTCAAGGACGTGCTGCCGTTCATCCAACGCGCCGCCCTGCGCATTGCAGAAGCACGCGATCCCGCATCGCCTTGCGGTCCGGTCGAGACGCTGAAGGAACAGGCGGATTACCTGCCCGACCTTCGCGCTCTGCTCGCCGAAGTCGGGTCGCTGATCTGCCGGATCGAAGCTCGGAGGGATGCGGCATGACCTATCAGACGGTCCCCATCGCCACCCGCATCGCCCGTGCCCGCAAATGGCACCGCGACAACAAACCGTTCTTCGACGCGCTGTACGGGCCGGAAACGTCACCGCATCAGATCGGCGCCTTGCCTCGTGCAACCGAGCCTCGTCGCTGGCGTGAGGAGAACAAGGCGCGCTTCGATGCGCTCTATGGCGCAGCGGCATAATGTCGGTCGGGGGCATCCTCACCTTCACCGCCGGCATAGCGCTCGGTGCATCCGCGTTCGTGCCGCTTGCCGGGTGGGCGCTGACGGGCTGGCGGCGGGAGTTGCGTGCGCACAGGCTCACCGTCGACCAACTCGATGACCAAGCCGACCAAACGACGCTGGCGACCGACGCGCTGCTGATGGCGCGACAGGTCGCTGCCAAGGACGCCGCGCTCGCCGCCTCGCTTAACCGCGGGCTGCTGTTTCGGATCACTGAACTCAGCCGCCAGGTGAACGAACTGATGCCCCTCGCCGACAAGGGCCGTCGTCGCGAGGCGCAGTTGTTGAAGCATGATCGGAAACGGGGGCGGAAAGCCGCCCCAGGCGAGGCCGCATAATGGCCGCCGCCGTGTCTGTGCCGCGCGCTATCGGTGCGCGCGAGCAATCGCGGATTCTCACGGCCCTGCGCTGCACGACCATGCGCGTGTCGGAGATCGCTGCGGCGACAAAGCGTATGCCGCGCACGATCGAACGGATCGCCCAGGCGAACCATATTCCTTTGAAGGGACGGATGTGATGGGCAGCAAGTATTCCGCCATCCGCACCGTCTGCGCCGCCGGGCATCGCCACGATAGCAAGATGGAAGCCGCGCGGTGCGACGATCTGACCGCGCTTGAAGCGGCCGGCCATATCACGCGCCTGGAGCAGCAGCCGGAGTTTCGCGTCGAGATCAACGGCAAGTTGATGTGCCGCTACGTCGCTGACTTCGCCTGGTTCACCTCCGATTGCCGCGTTGTGGAGGACGTAAAGGGCGTCGTCACACCAATGTTCCGCCTCAAGCAAAAACTGGTCGAGGCGTCGCACCCCGGCGTCGTCATCACCGTATTCCCGCCGATCAAGCGGAAGAAGCGCAAAGCGAGAAAAGCGGCATGAACGCGTTCCAACGCCACGGCATCGACCATTTGTCGGCGTCGAGCCTCAACCTGTTCGTCGCGCAGCCGGCGATGTGGGCGGCCGCCTATTTGATGAAACGTCGCACCCCGGTTGGACCGGCCGCACACCGCGGTACGGCGATCGAGTGCGGCGTCGAGGCTGGTTTGTTCGATCCGGGCATGTCGGTCGCGGAATGCCAGAAACTCGCGCTGGCCAAGTTCCATTCGCTGACCCGTCTGAGCGCCGACACGCGCATCGAGAAAGAGCGCGAGACGATCGCGCCGTCGGTCGAGGTCGGGCTTGCCGAACTCCGCCAATACGGCTTGCCCGAAAAGCCCGAGGACGGCCGTCAGCACAAAATCGAAGTGCAGCTGGAAGGCGTGCCCGTCCCTATCATCGGCTATCTCGACCTGCTGTTCCCGCAGCACGGCATGATCGTCGACCTGAAAACAACGGCGCGCATTCCGTCCGAGATGAGCGAAGCGCACTGCCGCCAGGGCGCGATCTACGCAGCTGCTCGCGACAACCACGAAGTCCGCTTCGCGTTCGTCTCAGCGAAGAAAATCGCCGTTTATGTGCTGGCCGACCAGGCGCGACACATCGCGCAAGTCATCCGCACCGCGCGCGCCGTCGAAAACCTCCTTTCCCTGTCCGATGACGGCGAGCTGCTGACCCGCTGCTTCGCGCCGGACCTGTCGAGTTTCTACTGGGGCGACGCACCCGCGCGCACCATCGCAACCGAGATCTGGGGGTGAACGTGGCAAAATCCCTCCAAGAGCGCTTTGACGCGATGGCCAGCCCGGAGCCGAACAGCGGCTGCTGGCTTTGGACGGGCGCCGTTATGGGTGTCGGCTACGGCAAGATTAAGATCGGCCCCAAGTTTGTCCCCGCAACGCATTTGTCTCTTGAACTGGACGGCAGGCCGCGTCCGGACCTGTCTAAATGGGCGCTGCATACCTGCGACAATCCGACCTGCGTAAACCCCGCGCATCTCTGGTGGGGCACTCGCGCCGACAACATTTCAGATCAAATCCAGAAGGGTCGCCATTGGGCGACTGCGGCGGCCACGTGCAAGCATGGCCACCCTTGGACAGTAGATAATACTTACACGTCGCGTGGCCGCAGAAGCTGCAAGACTTGTCACAAGATTCGGCACTCCGCCGATAGCAGAGCGGCTGCGTAACCGCGAAACGTGAATGAGGAAATATTTATGGGCTTCATGTCAAATCCAGCATCGGGCGGTGGTGAATTTACCGTCTACGTAAAATATAACGCAAAGGCGGGGCGTTGGTATACCCGTGAAGATAAGCCGGAGGCGACCGAATACGAAGTCACCAACATGACGGCCGTGTTCGACATCCCGAACATCAAGACCGGCTGGTTCCTGTTCGCGGCCGGCGTTGCGCCCGCTAAGACGTTCGATCCTTCGCTTGCAGAGGCCGCGCCGAAGCCGGGCGATGGCTTCAAGCGCGGGTTCGAGTTGGAGGTGTTCAGCGACAAGAACCTGGGCGGTAAGCGCGAGTTCTCGTCAACGGCCGGTGCGGTGATCGAGAGCATGAACGCGCTCTACGATGCCTACGTCGCCGCACCGGAAAGCAAGGCCGGCAAGCTGCCCGTCGTCAAGTGCGTGGGCGTCCTGCCTATCACCGGTAAGCACGGCACCAACTACCAGCCGCAGCTCGAGATCGTCGGCTGGGCGGATCGTCCTGCCGAACTTGGCGCAGCGCCATCTGCTGACGCTCCGGCTGCTCCCGCCGCCAAGGCAGCGCAGCACACGCCCCCGCCTGCTGCCAAGGCAATGGCGTCGGCCGGCGACGTAGATGATGTCGAGTTCTGATGAAGCGGGGATGGCCGCCTGAAAAACAACCATCCCCTGACACGCATGAACGTGGTGCGGCGGTCTTAATCCGATGACGATCGCCGCACCAACTCAAACCGGATCATTTACCCGCATGGCAACCCGCCTGATCGAAACTGGTAATATCGACATCGAGGCCATCAAGGATCAGCATCCTTTGGCCGAGGTGGTCGAGCAGTATGTCCAGTTGCGACGCCGTGCCGGCAAGCTTGAGGGGCTGTGCCCATTCCACGACGAGCGGTCCCCGAGCTTCAAGATCTACGAGAAAGATCAGCGCTACCATTGCTTCGGCTGCGGTGCGCACGGCGACGTGTTCGACTTTCTGGAGCATATCGCGAAGCTCGATCTGCGCGCCGCCGCAGAGCATCTGACGGGCGGGACATATCCGACCTACACCCCTGACCGCATCGAGGAGCTACGCGCGAAACGCGCCGCCTTCGAAGCACAGGAAGTGGCCGCGCGCGCCAAGGTCGTCGAGGCGTGCCGAGCGCGCTGGGACGCCGCCGTCGATGCCGATATCCATCCCTATCTGATCGCCAAGGGCATCCAGGCGCACGGCGCTCGTATCGAGCCTGACGGTAGCCTGTTGACCCCTCTGGTGGGCCAGGACGGCCGCATTCAATGCGTCCAGTCGATCCGCGCCGATGGCGGCAAGCAATTCCCCTATCGCGGTAGCGTGACCGGTGGTTTCTACGTCATGGGCGGCAAGGTCGTGGCGGCAACCGAGCCGGTCATTCTGTGCGAGGGCTTCGCGACCGCTGCCAGCCTGCAAGAGGCGACCGGCCGCGTCGTGATCTGCACCTATAACGGCGCGAACATGCTGGCCGTCGCGGGCTTCTTCGCCAAGCGCTATCCGAACCGGGAATTTCTGGTCGCGGGTGATAACGATCATTCGAAGAAAGATAACCCCGGCCTCAGGCGCGCCAACGAAGCCGCTGCGATCCTGCGTTGCGCGGCGATCGTCCCGGCATGGCCACAAGGATCATCGGGAACCGACTTCAACGATATGGCCGCGTCCTATGGACTGGAGGCCGTGCGCGCGCTGGTAGCCGATGGCGTCGTGCCGAACGGCGCGGAAGTGCCGCAGCCCGACATATTCACCTTGCTCGATCTGGACGAGCTGGAGGCGTTGCCGCCCCCGACTTGGCTGATCAATGAGCTTATTGCCGATCACGGCCTTTCGATCGTCTACGGCGATCCGGGCGCTGGCAAGAGCTTTATCGTGCTGGACATGGCCATGCGTCTCGCTTTCGGCATGGACTGGCACGGCGTCGAGGCGCAGCGTTGCGGCGTCCTGTATATCGCTGGCGAAGGCTCGCGCGGGCTTGGCAAGCGGGTGAAGGGCTGGCGCCGCGAACATGCGCTGGAAGGTGTCGACGCGCCTTTCCTGCTGCTCCCTGTCGCCGTTCAGCTTCTCGATCCGCAAGAGCGCGAAAAGCTGTTCCGCACGATCGACGCGGCCATGGCTCGCGCTGGCTTCGCTGTCGGCCTTGTCGTGATCGACACTGTCTCGCGCGCCATCGCTGGCCAGGATGAAAACGGGCAGGAAGCTATGTCCCTGCTCGTGGGCGCATGTGGCGACATCCAGAACCGCACCGGTGGTGCCGTCATTGGCGTGCATCACTCAGGCAAAGACAGTTCACGTGGAATGCGCGGCAGCACGGTCCTGCTGGGCGGTTGCGACGCATCCTTGAAGATAACGAAGGACGAGAACGGGCAAACGGTAACGATCGAAGTAGAAAAGCAGAAGGACGCCGAGGAAGCAGATCCATTCTATATGACGCTGAAAAAGGTCGAATGGTCAGTAGGACTGGGGAAAGAGGAAAGCACGCTTGTTCCTGAAAAATCGGGCAGGCCAATCAGCGAGCAGAAAACGATAAGCCGACGCCAGGCGGACGAGATATTCCGCCTTGTCGAGGCTGCGTGGGCAAATGGAAATCCGTGGTCAGCCTATCCCCAGAGCAAGCGCAAGGGCCGCTACCTGATCGATCATATCGTTCGGGAATACGGTGTCACCGCCCGCGTCGCTGAGGATCATGTGACGGGCTGGCAGAGCCGAGAATATATGAAATCGGAAAAATCCAGTCCTAACAAGGGGGCTGGGTTGCGCATTCTCCGGTATTTGGAGGCAGAATGAAAATTTATTTTCAGGCGGAAGCACGGCGGAAGCGTGTCGGAAGCAGGCGGAAGCAGGCGGAAGCAAAAATTTCGCTCAATGTAAGCACGGCGGAAGCAGGCGGAAGCAGGCGGAAGCACGGTTTTCCGTCGTTTGCTTACATTGTCCCGCATAAAATTTGCGGAAAGGGGAAAGGGGAGATACCCCTTAAGGGGTATCCCCCTTCCCCTCCCGCCAAATGCGCCGAACCCTCTGCGATGCGGGCAACCTTTTCCGTTTTGGAAATGGTTCGATGAAAGGTTCCCCCGCCCTCAAGCACGAGGTAATCAGTCAAATCGATCTGATCGTTCGCGCCGTTGATGAGCGCGGGCGGGAGATGGACCAGCGCTGGGGCCTGGGGCGCCTGCCCATGCTGGTCCCGATCGATGTCGCCGAGCGCTTCCGCGTCCAGCAGCGTAAATTCTCGGGCGCGGTGTGGGAGTATAACGCGGACGATGTCCGCAAGCACGGTGACGCGATGCTGCGCGCCTATGCCAAGCTAGACGAGCTGGCGGTGTCAGGGGGCGCCAAGTCGGCCCCTCCCGAACAGTGGGAATTTGAGGTCGCGGGCGAACTGGTGATCCTCGTGCGCGATATTCGCGATACCGGGCGGGTCGACACGGGCGGGCGCAAGGCTCAAGTCTGGTCGCTCGATGAGATCGCGAACGTGATCAAAATCCACCCGGTTCTCGCCGCAGCGAAGGATTTCTTCCCCGGTGCGACGGTCGAGAGCGTCCGACCTCCTGCGACAATGCTCAGCGATCTGAACGACAATCTCACTGGTTTGCCGGGATTCGCGGCGTGACGTTCGCCAGCATGACCTTACCCTCCCCCTCCCTCGCCTCGCTTGCTGGGGTGGGGTGATGCGTAGTTCGCTGGCCCACCTCGCACCGATGGCCCGCGAGATTCAGCCGGATCAGGCATGGAACGCGGCGTCGCAGGCCTGGCACCGTGATGGGTTGATCCTGCTGAACCCGGACGAGATCGAGAAGCGGGTCGGTTGGGTCGCGGCACGGGATGCGCGGAACTTGGCTGAGTTGTGTTTTGGGAAGCGGAAGGCCGAGTGACGAACGACCAATACCACCGTCTGCGGGGACGGCAAAACGAGAGCGAGCGAGGGCATGACCGTGGTTGATGGAAATTGGGCTGGGGCCGAGGCGGCAAAAGCTCGTGAGGCAAAGCGTGTTGCTCGCATACTACGCCGGGACAAGCGCGAGGCATCGGACGAGGCGGAACGGCAGGAAGCGGCGCGTGAGGTTGCTGCCGGCAAGATTGCGGCGAGTGATCGGGCACGGCTAGGCCCAACACCCGAACATGCCGCCAAGGTTGATTTCGAGCCATATCAGGTCGAGGAGATCGAGGCCGCCGGCGCACGACGGATCAACACGGTTCGGCGTGCATCGGTCAACCGGGTGAAGCAGTTGTACGACCGCGGCGTCCTGACCGACGACACCTATCCGGCGTGCCTCTGGTATCAGCGTCAGCGCGAGGCTGCGTCAGTCGTGCTGTCGGCATCTGCATCAGCCTGGGGTGAGCGTGTCGCGGCCGAGGTCGCTTACGGTTTTATCCCGACCATGCCGGCTGCGGTCGAGGCATGGAACCTGTGGTGGTTCGCCCGGCTTGGACTGGCTGACCCATCGAACCGCGCCGACATCCGCATGCTAGAATTGTTCGAAGCCGTGGTTCTCGGCGAATGGACGATCGACCAGGCTGCGAAACACTTCGAGTGTCGACCGACGACGGCGACGTTGCGGCTGCGGGCGGTTGCTTGGCGGTTGCGGGAACGAATTTCGCATTTGCTGCCGGTTCGCGGGTTTGGTGCCGGCGCTGAAATGGCCGTAGAGGCGGTTGGCGAGGTAGAGCGGCCCGAGATACCGGAAACGCCGCAAATCGCGTCTGACGGGGCTGAGATCGAAGATTTGGGGCAATCGGACGGCATGATCTCGGTCGGCCAGATGCTCGACGTGATGGGTGCGCTATCGACGGTCGATCCCGCCTTCCTCAATGAGCGCGGGCTGATGCGGCCTTGGGCGGAGATTTCCGCGATCATTCGGGGGCGGTTTTTGGGAGGTGTGGCGTGACCCTCGTTGAATCCAACCTCGGCCACAGCCAGTTCGCGTTCGACTGGTCGATCGGCGATACGGTGACGGTGGACGAAGACCCGACTCATTGCAGGCTGACGTCAATCAACATTCGCGACCGGGGTTGTTTGTTCGAGGTTTCGTGGATGACCGATGGGAATTCGAAAACCGCTTGGGTCGAGGGGTGGCGGATGCGGCCAGTTCGCGATGGTGTTGTGGGGTTTCGGACGTGACGAACGGCAACCCGAGGAACCATCTCGCATTTGGTGCGTGCGGAAACGGCTTGACAATCGGGAAGCGACCGACCTATCCATTGTGCGTTGATGATAGATGCGCCCGGGCCAGTTGACTGGTTTCCCGGGCTTTTTTGTGCCATACGAAACGGGCCGAATGAGTGCGTCAACACGACGCCAGGGAAGACGCCGCAAGAACTTCTCTTACGGATTTTCTTAGCCCCGTCGCGCCCACCCCGCGCCTCTCCAACCAGAATAGGAGGTGATCAGCGGCCCGGGCGACCAAGCCCCACAGGAGCAACCCATGCCCAAGCCGGCACCGCCGCGCGCGGGCTTTCGTCCGATGACGCCGCGACAACAGCGCTATGTCGCCGAATATCTCAAAGACCTTTGCCAGACCAAGGCGGCGATTCGGGCAGGCTATAGCCGCGAGACCGCCGAGCAGATCGGGCATGCGTTGATGCGCAAGCCGGCTGTCGCCGCCGCAATTGCGAAGGCGATGGAGGCTCGCTCAACCCGAACACAGATCACCGCCGACATGGTGCTGGAACGCTGGTGGCAGATCGCCACCGCCGATCGCAACGAGATAGTCCAGTACCGACGTCTCAATTGCCGGTACTGCCACGGCGAGAATCACGCTTTCCAGTGGATCGACGTCGAAGAGTTCGACCGCGCGGTTGCGGACGCGGCAAAGGGCAAGGTGACGGCTCCCACCCTTGACGGCGGACTGGGTTTCGTACGCACGGCCGAACCTCATGCTGATTGCCCGAAATGCAATGGCGAAGGCATCGGCCAGACGCACGCGCATGACACGCGCAACCTCACCGGCGCGGCTCGTCTGATCTATGACGGCGTCAAGGAAACGCGCGACGGCTTCGAGATCAAGACGCTCGATCCGGCCAAGGCGCTGGAGAACGTCGCTCGCCACCTCGGCATGTTCAACGACAAGCTGCAACTGACGGGCAAAGATGGTGGGCCGCTCACCATGGCGCAGGTCACGGTCGACGAGGTGCTGAAGGCCCTGCCCCAGGTCGAAGATGAATGCTGAGGAAGCAACCCTAGCCCTCGCACGGCGGGTGCAGGCAAGGCGCTCGCTCTACTGGTTCACGCGCTACGGCTTCCAGCAGCAGCGCGGTACGAAATGGCTGCGCAACTGGCATCACGACATGATTTGCCGCAAGCTACAGGACGTTTTCGACGGCAAGTGCAAGCGGCTCATCATCAACATCCCGCCCCGCTATTCGAAGACCGAAATCGCGGTCGTCAATTTCATGGCATGGGCGCTCGGTCGCTGTCCCGATGCCGAGTTCATCCACGCCAGCTATTCCGGACGCCTCGCTGCGAACAACAGCTACCGATGCCGTGAGATCGTGGCATCGGAATGGTACGGCGATTTGTTCCCCGATGTTCGTCTCGCGCCGGATAGCCAGGCCAAGGACGATTGGCGGACTGATGCCGGCGGCGTGATCTACGCGACAGGCGCCGGCGGCTCGATCACCGGCTACGGCGCAGGCAAGAAGCGCGAGATCATCGAGGGTGCGTCACCGGTATTTGGCGGCGCGATCATTATAGACGACATCCACAAGGCGGACGAAGCGACGTCCGACACGATGCGCGGCAACGTCATCGACTGGTTCAAGAACACCCTCGAAAGCCGGGTCAACGCACCGAACACGCCGATCATTGTCATCATGCAGCGATTGCACGAGGATGATTTGGCTGGTTGGCTGCTCGGCGGCGGCAATGGCGAGACGTGGGAGCATTTGTGCATCCCCGCGGTCAATGACCCACCTGTCCCGATCTGGCCCAGCGATGCGCCCGACGAGCTATGGCCGGAAACGCACACGCTCGAATCACTGCGCCGCATGGAGAAGTCCAAGCCATACGAGTTCGCCGGCCAGTACATGCAGCGCCCCGCCCCACTTGGCGGCGGCATCTTCAAGACGGCGTGGTGGCAGTACTACCGTCCCGCAGCGATGCCAGCGCTGAAGCGAATCTGGCAGAGCTGGGACACGGCCTTCAAGACCAAGACGAGCAACGATTATTCGGTCTGCACGTCGTGGGGCGAAGGAACGGACGGGAATATATATCTGCTCGACGTCTGGAAAGAGAAGGTCGAGTTCCCCGAACTCAAACGCATGGTCGCGTCGAAAGCCGCCCAGCAATGGGGAGGGAAAAGCGTCACAGCGGTGCTTGTCGAGGACAAGGCTTCAGGGCAGTCTTTGATCCAGGAGCTACAGCGCGATACCAGCCTCGCGATCATCGCGGTGAAAGTCGAGACCGACAAGATTTCGCGGGCCTTCGCTGTCACGCCACTCATCGAAGGAAAGCGCGTCTATCTCCCTGAGGGCGCGGCGTGGGTTGCGGATTACATCTCATCATTGGGCGCCTTCCCGAACGCGGCCCACGACGATGATGTCGACTCAACCACCCAAGGCCTCAGTTATTACGCCAACGGGTCCGGCGCCCAAGCATGGGTCGACCACTTCGCCGCACAAGCCGCTGCCGCCGCCGCGTAACCCAATCGACAGGAACCCCGGATGGCAGACCCGAACGGCATAGTGGCGCGCACGGTCGCCGCGCTGCGCTATGCCTGGACGGGCAACATGGATTGGTTCGGCCCGCTCGATCCCTTGCCTGATCAGGCACCCCCTGAGGTCAAGGGTCGCGCCTGGGACTACCCGGTCGGCTCGAACCTCAATTACGTACCGCGCAAAGCGGAGCCTATCAGCTTCCACAAGCTGAAGAACCTCGCCAACAACTGCGGCCCATTGAAGCTTGTCATGGGCCGCCAGCGCGATCTCGTGAAGGCGCTGGAATGGTCGATCAAGCCCAAGGCAAAGCAGGCCAAGGGCGCCGCGATCGATCCGCAGATCGCGGCCATCACGGCGATCCTCGAATATCCCGATCGCGAACATGATTGGTCACAGTGGATCAACGGGTTCCTCGACCAGCTATTCGTGATCGACGCGCTGACGATCTACCCGCGCAAGACGCGCGGCGGCGATCTCTACGCGCTCGAACTGATCGACGGCGCGACCATCACGCCGCTCATCGATTCAAGCGGTCGCCGGCCGGTGGCGCCGGACGAAGCCTATCAGCAGATCCTCAAGGGGCTGCCGGCGGTTCATTATTCGACCGACGAGATCATCTATTACCCGGAGAATTACCGGGTCGATCGCATCTACGGCTACAGCCGCGTCGAGATGCTGGTCGACGAGGTCGAGACCATGATCGCGCGCCTGAAGAGCCAGAAAGGGTTCTTCGAGCGCGGCAACATCGGCAAGGGCTTCTTTGAGGCACCACCGACCTACAACCCGGACCAGACCAAGGCGCTTGAGACGCATTGGAACGCGCTCATGTCGTCGGACGGCGGGCGCCGTCTGGCCGATCAGAACCAAGTACCCTGGGTGCCCAGCGGAACGAAGTTCAACGAGACGAAGATCGACATCTTCGAGCCAGCCTTCGACGAATGGCTGATCCGCCTGATCTGCTTCCTGTTCGACGTCGCGCCGACCCCGTTCCTCAAGCAGGCCGGACTCGGTCACGGCAGTGCCACCACCGACAAGGAGGCATCGGAAGAAGGCGGCATCGCGCAGCTGAAGCAGTTGATTCGTCGGCTGATGAACCGCATCCTCGCAGTCCATTTCCAGCGCCCCGATCTCGAATTTGCGTGGCAGGAAGACAACGAACCTGACCCGAAGACTGCTGCGGATATCGCCAACACCCGCCTTCGCAACGGCTCGCTGACGATCAATCGCTACCTCGATCGCATGGGTGAAGACCGGATCGAGGGCGGCGACGATGCGCTGATCTACACCGCGACCGGCGCTGTGAAGCTGGCCGATGTCATCGACCCGCCACCTCCGCCTCCACCGTCCGTGCAATTGGTGCCGGGGCAGGATGCCGACGCGATCGACGACAAGACGCCTGCCAATGACGACGGGCCGCCAGGAAAACTCGCCAAGGAAGCCGGTGGCGACGACCAGGCTAAATTCACCAACCTTATCGCCTCGTATCTGTCGAAGCGCGGGGCCATCATCGCCAAGCAGATCGCCGACGCACTGGGCATCGCGACACCGGACGCAGCTGCCATCGCGAATGCGCTCGATGGCGTCGATTGGGATTGGTCGGACCTCGCCGACTCCGCCGAGACGATCCTTTCCGGCATCGCTGTCTCAGCCGGCACCGAAGCGGTCTCAAAGCTCGGACTTTTCGATAAGGACACGCTGGCCAAGGTCAGCGAGCGCGCGACAGCCTATGCCGCCGACCGCGCCGCCGAACTGGTCGGCATGAAGGTTGTCGATGGCGAACTCGTCGATAATCCTGATGCGGCCTGGTCGATTTCATCGGCGACCCGCGACATGCTGCGCGGCACGATCACCAATGCGGTGGAGGCCGGCGCATCGAACGACACGCTGGCGAAGGACATCGCGGACTCTGCGGCTTTCTCCCGCGAGCGGGCAATGACGATCGCGCGCACCGAGACCGCCAAGGCCGACGTGCAGGGTTCGCGCGCGGGCTGGAAGGTAAGCGGCCTCGTCGCCGGCCGCCAATGGCTCGCGGGCGATGGCTGCTGCGACGAGTGCCAAGCGCTCGACGGCGAGATTGTCGGCATCGACGAGGAATTCCCCGACGGCGATGCCCCGCTTCACCCGAACTGTCTACCTGGGGACAGCCTTGTAGCGGCCTGTGGCGACATCTCGGGCGTTAGTCAGCGCTGGTATGATGGTGATCTCGTCGTCATCAATACTGCCGCTGGCCATCATCTCTCCTGCACCCCGAACCACCCGGTACTCACGTCGAGCGGATGGGTCGCGGCTCGCCACCTCGATCTTGGTGGCGACGTAATCAGCTGTCGCCTCGGTGATGGGATAACCATCGATGGCGGCGACCACGAGAATATGCCAGCCCGCATCGAGGATGTAGCGGAAGCGTTCCGCCGTTCGGAGCAGGTGGCGGCCGTGCCAGTGCCAGTGTCCGCCGAAGACTTCCACGGCGACGGGAAAAGCTCCGAGGTCGCAATTATATGGACCGATCGCGCATTGCGGCACGACGCCAATGCCACGATCTGCAAGCATTGCGGCAAGGACCTTCTCGTTGTCCGAGACGTGGAGTTTGCGGCTCATCACAGTTCTGGCGCGCCGAACCTTCTCGTCGATCGAGTGCGTGCGCCCGGTCGCGGCGGCGTGGGCAGCCTCGACCTGGGCGCGGCGACGTTCGGGGCTCATGCTTTCCCAGGCGAGGCGCCTGGCGTCGCTCATACTGCGCCGAGCGATGCCCCGCGCTGCCAGAATGCGCGAGATGACGCTGCGGGAGACCCCGAAGTCTTTGGCGATGCGTTGTTCAGCGCCCCCGGCGAGGTACGCAATGGCAATCGCTTGCTCGTCGACGGTGGTTCGGGGTCGGATAGCAACACCAGCCTTGGTAAGGGCGCTTCTTACGACGCGGTTGCTGACCCCGAGTTTGCCGCAAATCCCCGCGACATCGTCGCCACCTTCGTAAAGGCGGACAGCCTCAGCCTTGATAGTCCCGGGAGTCTTGGGGCGTCCGAGATCGCCGCGCTCGCGCAGGGCGCGCGAGACAGCGCTCATGGAAAACCCGAACTCAGCGCCGACTTCAGCAAGGGTTTTCCCGGACCAGTATTCGTTGACCATATTGTCAATGTAGCTCGCCATCAATTTTCTGGGCACGTCTATAACCTTGATACAGCAGGAGGTTATTACATAGCCGAGGGCATTGTAACGCACAACTGCGAATGCACAGAGCTAGCCGTGCTTCCCGAAGACATGCCCGACGGCGCGGAGAGCGCCGAGACCGACGACTGACCCCCAAGGAGACCCCGATGTTCATTCCGCTGATGAAGGCCGACGCCGCGCAGCGCCGGGTTTATGGCTCGATCGACGAGACACTCGACCGCGCCGGCGAGATCCTCGATTACGCGACCGCCAAGCCGGCCTTCGAAGCATGGTCGAAGCATTTCGTCGACGCGACTGGCGGCAAGTCGCTCGGCAACATTCGCGCACAGCACGACCTGAAAAAGGCGGCCGGCAAGCTCGTCGAGCTCGACTTCGACGACGATGCCAGGCGCATCAGTTTCTGCGCCGAGATCGTCGACGCGCAGGAATGGGAAAAGGTTGTCGCGGGCGTTTACACCGGCTTTTCGCCCGGCGGTTCCTACGCCAAGCGCTGGCCCGACGGGATGCACAAGCGCTACACCCCCAAGGTCGGTGAACTTTCGATCGTCGACATGCCCTGCATTCCGTCCGGCACCTTCACGATGGTGAAGGCGGACGGCGTCGAGGAAGAGATCGAGTTCGTTCTCGCCAAGGCCTACGAGCCGGGCAACGAAGCGACCAAGGCCCGCTCCGAAGAACTGGCCAAGGCGGCTGGCGGCGATGCACTCGCCAAGAACTTCGTCGTCCAGGCCCGCGCCGACCTCATCGCCGAGAACGCGACCGAGGCGCTGGCGAAGATGGCGGAAGCCGTCGAGGCACCGGCAGAGCCGGAAGCGGCACCTGATCCTGCGGCCGCGCTTGCGGACTCGCTCGCCAAGGCGGACATAGCGCTGGCCGTGCCAGTCGACCTCGACGCCAGCCCCTTCGCCGACCTCACCAAAGTTGCCTCAGCGCTGAAGTTGCTCTCTGCTGACCCGCTCACCAAGTCGCTGTGGTCCGCCGATTGGCTCAATCGCCTGCTCTGCGAATTTGCCGCGCTCCAGTCGGAGGTCACGTGGGACGCCAAATATGGCGACCCCGGCAATGAGGCGGACATGTCGATCCCCGCCCAGGCCGCCAAGATCGTCAAGGCGATCGGCGATCTGCTCATCACCATGACGCAGGAAGGTGTCGCCGACATCCTCGCCGGCATCGAGGCGAACGGTGTCGAGATCGTCATCATCGACGGCGACGACATGGCGCTCGCCAACCAGATCGTCGATCTCGTGAAGGCCGACACCGCCCTCATGGAGAAGGCCGGCGCCCGCAACAGCAAGGCGGACGGCGAGAAGATCCAATCCATGCACGACAACTCGGTCGCGCTTGGCGCCACGTGCGACACGTCGGCGGAGAAGGCCGTGCATCTCGCCGCCGAGAACGAGCGCCTCGCCAAGGCCGTTGGTGATGCCACGCCGCGCATCGACGCGCTCGTTGCCCGTGTCGGCACGCTGACCGAGGAACTCACGCTCCTCAAGGCGCAGCCGATGCCGCCCAAGGGCGCGATCCTCGCTATCTCCAAAGAGGCCGACAACGACCTCGAGAAGACCGCGATCGTCGAGGACGAGTCTCACCTACCCCTTGTCGAACAGGCCCGCCGCGCCGCGCAGCGCTACGCCTAACCCGATCCCGGTTCGCCGGTAACCGCCTCTCGCCGCTGCTTAGGCAACAGCAACGCTCCCGCTCCACAGCCGCCCACCGAGGCGGCTTTTTTATTGGAGAGACACCATGAACATGATCGTTTCGAGCGCCGCGTTCGAACTCGCCAAGCTGGCGAACGGCGGCGACGACTATGCCTCGTTCGGCAAGGCCCTCAACGGCCAGCCCATGATCGCGATGTCGCCCGAAAAGGCGCAAATCACCATCGATCTCGCCAAGGCGGCAATCAAGCAGCCCGACGCCGACCTCGCCAAGAGCATGGACGCGCTCAACAAGAGCGTTACCATTGCTACTGGCGCGAGCTATTACGATCTGCGCGCGCCGTCGCTGCTCTTCTCCCCGACCATCACGCCGCTGCGCAACAGCCTCAAGCGCACCAAGCGCCCGCACCCCGGCGCTATGGCGCACTGGAAGTCGATCAACGGCCTCACCAATTCACCGAACCTGATGGGCTGGGTTCCGGAAGGGCGCCGCGCCGCGTCGATCACCTACACGATGGCGGATTCGAGCCAGGCCTATGCGACGTTCGGCACCGAGGACGATCTGACCGACGAGGCGAAGTTCGCCGCCGATGGCTTCGAGGACGAAGAGGCCTTGGTCCAGATGCGCTCGCTCTACAAGACGATGCAGATCGAGGAGTGCGGCCTGCTGCACGGCAACAACTCGGTCGCGCTCGGCACGCCGACCACGCCGACCGTTTCCTCGACCGGCACGAACTCAACCCTCCCCACCGCTACCTATTCGGTGATCGTCGTCGCGCTCTCGGCGCTCGGCTATTTGCAGTCGAACCTCACCAATGGCGTGCCGCAGGCTGTCTCGGTCACGTCGAACGACGGCCAGGGCGCCTACACGGTCAACGGCGGCGGCTCGATGAAGTCGGCAGCCGCTTCGCAGGCGGTGACGCTCGGCGCCCCGCTGATCTGCACCGTGCCGGTCGTCAACGGCGCGATGGCCTATGCCTGGTATGTCGGCGTCTCCGGCAGCGAGAAGCTCGAAGCGATCACCACGATCAACTCGGTGTCGTTCTCGGCGCCGCTCGCGGGCACCCACCAGGCCGCTACCGCCATCACCGCCGACTGCTCGACCAATTCCACCGCGTTCGACGGCCTGGTCACCCAAGCCTATAAGAACAACACCGTCTCCTACATCAAGACGATGGCGAACGGGACCGCCGGTGCCGGCACGCAGTTGACCGCGGTTGGCAACGGCGAGGTGCAGGAAATCCGCGATATGCTTCGCGCGATGTGGGACCAGAATCGGGTCAGCATCACCAAACTCTATGTCGCGGCGCAGGAACTGACCTCACTCACCAGGCTGGTGCTCACCTCCGGCTCGTCGCCGCTGCTGCGCATCAACTCGAGCACGGGCGACACCCCTTCGTCGGTCAAGGTCACCGCTGGCTCGGTCGTCGGCTGGTACTTCAACCCGTACACGGCGGATGGCGGTCGGTTCATCCCGATCATCATCCACCCGAACATGGTCCCGGGCACGATCTTCGGTTACGCCGAGACGCTGCCCGCGAGCTACATGTCGAACGAGTGTCCGACGGTGGCCGAGGTGCTGATCCGTCAGGATTACTACGTCGAGAAGTGGGTGCGGACCTCGCGCGCGCAGAAGTACGGCACCTATGCGCAGGAAGCGGTCGCTTGCTATGCGCCGTTCTGCCTCGCGATCATCACCAACATCGCCCCCACCTTCTAACTTCTCCCCGGGCCGCTTGTCGTCACGCAGCGGCCCCACTCCCTCGCCGGGTTCGCTCGGCGGGGGCTTTTTCCATTTCCGACGGAGACGTCACCATGATCGACGAAGCAGACGCCGTTGGCGCACCGACCTTCCCGACCGAGGCTGCTGACGATGCGCAGGCCGACCAGATCGAGCAGCAGGCCGAATCCGACGATGAGGACGCAGGGGAAGAGCCCGGTTCGCCGACCTTTCCGGCGGTTCCTGGCGACGTCGCCGACGCTGGCGCCGATGCGTTAGAATCCGAAGCCGCCGAGCCGGAAGCGCTCCCGACGTTCATCCTCATGCGGCACCCGGATGGCGGCGTCACCGACAGCGCGACGATCGACAAAGCGTCGGGCCACTACGCCGTCCCGCTTGCCGACATCGAGACCATGCTCTCGCACGGCTTCGTACCCGCGACCGATGACTAATTTCCTCCACCGGCTCGGCGACGGCCTCAACCTTCTCCGCGCCCGCCTCCGTCTCGCTTGGGGTGACCTGACCGGGCGGAATTTGCTCACCACTCTCGAAAGGACCGAACTGATGTCGATTTACGCAGAACTCGGCGCGATCACCGCGCGCCTGACCGCCGCTGAAGCCAAGCTGGCACTCGCTACCCAGGCGTCGGCCGATGCCAAGGCCGCAACGGATGCCGTCAACGCGCTGGCCCCCCGCGTCGCCACGCTGGAAGGCAATGTCGGCACGCCGAGCGATGAAACCGGCTCGCAGGACCAGTCGCAGTCCGACCAGTCGGGCACCTCTGCTCAGTAATCGTCGCGCCAGCCCGTCTGCCTTGCGGTGGACGGGCGGCTTTCGGAGGAACTCGCCATGCGCTTCACAGCCCCGGCCCACACCACTGGTGTCGATCTCTCGATCGGCCACATCTGCGTCACCGACGGCGTAATCGAAGTCCCGGACGATGTTCCCGCTACCGACTTGAGCGGTCTCGCAGCCAATGGCTTCACCCCTGCGGAAGCATCGCCCAAGACCGCCAAGCCGGCGGTCGCGGTGCCTGATCAATCGCCGGGTGCCGAGACCGCATAATGACGGAACTGACCACGCTCGATGCCGTCAAGGCGTATATGGGCGTGACCAGCACCGCCGATGACGCTCTGCTCGGCAGCCTGATCACGGCTGTCTCGCAATATGTGCGGACCTATACGAACCGCGATTTCACCGTCACCGATTACACGCAATTGTTCGACGGTCAGAACAACACCCGCCAGATGTTGCCGCAATATCCGGTGCAGTCGGTGGCCTCGGTCCAGATCGGCACGCAGGCGGTGGCCGCTAGCCCAGGTCTTGGCCAATCCGGCTTCCGCTTCGACACCAATTCCATCGTCCTGGCGGGGTATCGGTTCTGCCACGGTGAGGCGAACGTGCAGATCACGTGGACCGCCGGCTATCCGGTCATCCCCGCCGACCTCGCGCAAGCTGTCAACGAACTGGTCGGCCTGCGCTACAAGCTGCGCGGCGACAACATGGGCTGGGTCTCGAAGACGCTGGCCGGCGAAGTCGTGACGCTGGTCCAGAAGGACATGCCGGACTCGGTCCGCACGATCCTCAACAATTACCGCGCCGTGGTGCCGCTGTGATCCGCGCCTATGTCGCCAACGCGAGCGAGGTGGGCGTCAAGCTCGATGCGCTGAACGATCGCACCCGCAAGGAATTGTCGGTCGGCATCGGACGCCTCGCGCTGCGCTTGAGCAACATGGTCAAGCAGGACAAGCTTTCCGGCCAAGTTCTGGGCAAGCGGACCGGGCGACTACGCAACTCGATTCACGACGCCGTCGCCGAGGAGGGCGACAAGGTCGTTGGCATCGTCTCTACCAACGTCATCTACGGCATCGGCTGGGAACTCGGCTGGCCAGATGGCGGCCCGGGCAAGCCTTCGCTGAAGGACGCCAAGAGCAAGTTCAGCCTCGCTGGCTCCGACACCTTCAAGAACGGCACGCCGAAGAAGCGGTCGTTCCTCGGGACCGCGCTGAAGGATCTCGAATCGTCGGGGTTGATCCGCTCCGAACTCGACGCCGCTGTTGCGAGGGCCGTCGCGTGAGCATTGCGCGTGAGCCGATCTTCGGCGGCCTCTTCGCGCTAGTATCAGCCGTGCCAGGTCTCGTCACCACGAGCCGGACACTGAAGCACTGGAATGATGTCGGCTCATCCGAACGCCCCGCGCTGTTTCAGGCGCAAGGCCGGCAGGCGATCGAGCAGACGCAGGCGAACGGGCTGCCGTCGAAATGGAAGCTTGGCGCCAAGCTCTACCTCTATTGCTCGACCGACGGGCCGCTGTCGCCGGGCGAGGTCATGAATCCGATCATGGACGGCCTCACGTCGCTCTTTGAGCCGAACGGAATCGGCTATCCGCAAACGCTCGGCGGCCTCGTCCAGTGGGCGCGCATCACCGACGTCGACACCTCGGAAGGCACTTTGGGCGACATTGAAGTGGCGATCCTGACCGTCTCGATTCTCGCCGTCTGATTTACCGGCGCCTCGCGCGCCACCCCTTCAACCCAACCTCCCACAGCCCGCTTTGCCGGGCCTTTTCCGCATGGAGAATGACCAATGGCACAGTATAATTTCGGAAGCGGGGCCGTTTGGTCGACGCCGTTGACCGATGCGTTCGGCGCGGTGATCGCCAACCCAACCCCGCTGCTGATCGGCGTCTTGCAGGATGCCTCGATCGACATCTCGTCCGACACCAAGATGCTCTACGGCCAGAACCAATATCCGGTCGCCGTGGGTCGCGGCAAAGGCAAGGTCTCGGGCAAGATGAAGTTCGGCCAGATCAACGGCGCGATCTTCAACTCGGTATTCTTCGGCCAGACGATGACGTCGAGCCTTATCGCCTCAGTCGCCGACGTCACTGGTGCCGTCATCCCGGCAACCCCATTCACGATTACGCCGACCGTGCCTGGTGCCGGCACATGGCAGCGCGACCTCGGTGTCCGTGATGCCAATGGCAACCCGATGACCCTCGTCGCCTCTGGCCCCACCACGGGCCAGTACACCGTCACCGCCGGCGCCTATCTGTTCGCGGCCGCCGACACGGGCAAACTGGTCTTCATTTCGTATAAATATACCGGGACCTCGACCACGGCGAAAACCTCGCTGGTCAAGAATATCGCGATGGGTTCGGCGCCGACGTTCAAGTGCGATTTCTTCAACCAACTGGGCGGCAACGGCCTCGACCTGACGCTCTATTCCTGCGTCGCCAACAAGCTGTCGTTCGCTACCAAGCAGGACGACTTCCTGATCCCGGAGATCGATTTCGACGCCTTCGCTGATGCGGCGGGCAACGTCGTGGGCTGGGGCACGGCGCAGTAATGGCGAAAGTCACCATCCTGGGGCGCGAGATCGAGGTCGCGCCCTACATGATCGAGGACATGGAGCTTGCCGCTCCGTTCATCGACACGATCAACGAAACGTCGGGCGCGATGACCGGCATGACGGGACTGACCAAGGTTGCCGGCGACCTGTGCGCCGTGCTCTCGATCGGGCTGCTTAAGGTCGATCCCACCCTGACGCCCGACTTCCTCAAGTCCCACCTCGGCCTCGGCGATCTCGTCGTCATGCGCGACGGCTTCACCGCGGTCATGAAAGTGTCGGGAATGCAACAGTCGGGGGAAGCGACGGCTCCCGTCTCCGCGCTCCAGGAAGCAGCGGGAGCCTCCGAGACGCCCTCCGGGAAATCGTCCACGACCTGATCTGGGCGGGGGTCGAGGGCGGCTCGAAACGAGCCATCCGGGAAGAATGGACGCTGGTCGACGTGGGGGCACAGCACGCGGCGTGGAAGCGCAACGGGCCACCAGCACCGGCATCGTTGGTACTGATAGCCCGCGCGCACGGTGCCAAGTTCAAGGCCGAGACGCCGCTACCCGACGCCACGCCGCTGCCTGACACCACCGACCTGTCCGATGCGCTCGGCGACCTCGCTGAGGTCGGCCCCGGACAGGACACCCGCGCCGCATCACTCGCGATCATCGAAAGGCTGAAGGCAGGCAATGGCTGACGACAACCAGGTAGACGTCCGGATCGTCGGCGATGCCAGCGGAGTCGCGCCTGCCGTTGAGACGACGAAGGACGAGATCAGCGGGCTGACTGCCGCCGTCCAGCAAATGTCATCACAATTCGCCGAACTTGCGGCCGCGATCACCGGCTCGATGCAGAGCGGTGCGGCCTCGACGGCTGAGATGGCCGGCGAGATGAAGGAGCTGATCGCCGAGACCGAGAAGGAGTCGATCAGCCTCAAGGAACTGGCGGTTTCGGCACGCGAGGGTCTCGAATCGTTCGCCGAGATGCGCGAGTCGATCATGGGCATCGGCGAACTCCTCATGGCGGTGTTCGCCGTCGAGGAGATTGCGCGCTTTGCCGAGAGCATCGGCGATGCGGCCGAAAAGACGTTCCACCTGTCGCAACAGCTTGGCCTTTCGATGGGGCAGGTGCAGGGTCTAGCGGCAGCAGCGGCGGCCACGGGCGTGCCGATGGATGCCCTGACGCGCGGTCTCGGCCAGCTCGATCTTCACCTCGAAAAGAACCCGAAGCTCTTCGCCGACCTCGGCATCCAGATCCCGAAGAATGCCGACCAGATGACGGTGCTGAACGCCGTCATGGAACACTTCAACGGCATGGCCGACGGTCCGAACAAGACCGCCGAGGCGATGGCGCTGATGGGTCGCGCGGGCAAGGAACTGATTCCGTTCCTCAACGAAGGTTCGACCGGCCTTGCTGACCTGATCGAAAAGGCGAAAGAATACGGCGCCGTCAACACAGACGCGGCGGCCAAGGGCGTCGTGCTGGCCGAGTCCCTCAATGAGGGCAAGTTGGCGATGGACGGCCTGAAGCTGACGCTGTCCGATGCGTTCGCGCCGCTGCTGACTGAATTGGTCGACGGGTTCAATAATCTCGTCAAATCGATGACCGAGTCGTACAATACTGGCGGCGCGGTGAAGGTCGTTTTCGAAGGCATCGTCGAGATGTTCCAGGGACTCGGTGAGATCGTCGCTGCGGTTGCCGACGGGTTCTCGGTCATGTTCAGCGGCACCGGGTCGGGCGCGATCGATTGGGCTGGCGTCATCAAGGCGGTGATCGACGCCGTTGTCATTGCCATCAAGGTGGTCATCGCGATCATCGTGACATTGGTCGAGGCGGTGAAGATCGCGTTCGACGCAATGGTCGGGCAGGCGCTCGATTGGTACGGCCAGATGGCCACGTCGTTCGAGCAAGTCGGCGAAGTGATCGACATCATCAAGATCGAGTTCCAGACGCTCGGCACAGTCGTGATGGACGCGCTCACGCTCCAGTGGGGTTCAATCGCGGCCGACTGGGACGCCGGCATGGCGCAGATCGACAACGTCGTGAAAACGCGCGGCAAGCAGATCGCCGACGATGCCAAGACCTATGCACAGCAGGCGCAGAGCTGGTTTTCGAGCGCGGATGCCGAGGGCAACAAGCTGGCGCAATATTGGGCGCATGCCGGAGATCAGCAAAAGCCTGCGTCGACTGGGATCGCGCTGCCGAAGACCGGGAATGATGCTGGCGGCGATCTTTCGTCGGCGGGAAAGAAGGGTAAGCACCAAAAGGAGAAGGACGACCTCGTCCAGCACCTTCAGGAGGAGCTTACCGCCAAGAAATTGGCGTGGGCGATGGAGCAGGACGCGCAGGGCACCGCAGAGGCCTATTCTCTCCAGTCCGAGGCGGATTATTGGAAGGCGATCCTTGATCGCACCGATTTGAGCGCGAAGGACCGTGCCGCCGTCGAGACGAAATATCTCGCCGCGCATAGCCAGATCGTTCGCGAAAGGTGGGCGATCGAGGAAGACGGCTATAAGCGTGACCTCGCCGAGGCGGACAAGAACGAGGCTGCGAAACTCGTTATTGCGCAACAGCACCTCGTAGCCGTTGGCGCCATGTTCGGGGCTGAATCCAAGGAATATGCCGCCGCGCAGGCGGAGATCGTCAAGATCAAGCAGCAGGCGGCGCAACAGCTCGCGCAGCTTGAGAAAATTCGCGCGGATGCGTCCAACAAGGCCGATCTCGATGAGATCACGACGGCGGAAAACCTCGCCAAGCAGCGGGTCGCACTCGGGCTGGAAACCAACGCTCAGTTGCTCGCCCAGGAGCAGCAGTTCGAGAACCAGCGGTACGCGATCCAACTTTCCGCTGCCCAGCGTGACCTCTCCAAAGTCGAGCCTTCCAAGGACCCGGTAAAATACGCGCAGCTACTCGCGCAAATCGAAGCGCTTGAGCGCGCCCACCAGACGAAACTGACGCAGATCGATCAGCAAGCGATGCTTCAGCGGACACAGTTGGAGCGAACGGCGATCAATTCGACCGCCCAACTATGGTCGCAGAATATCGCGAAGATGATCACGCTCCAGCAAGGGTTCGGGGCGACGATCAAGTCGCTCTATGATGGCATGGTCAATGTGATCTCGACGGCGCTCGCCAGCATCATCGAGAAGTGGATCGAGCAGCAACTTGCCGCGTTCCTCTTGAAGCGGACGGCCCAAACGGCTGACGGCATAGCCAGCGTCACCTCTAACGCGGGCATTGCCGGCGCGGCGGCCTTCGCCTCGACTGCGGCTATTCCGATTATCGGGCCAGAACTTGCGCCAGCAGCAGCCGCTGCGGCCGTCGCAGGTGCCATGTCATTTGCCCCGATGGCGTCGGCCGCCGGCGGCTTCTGGCAGGTGCCAGGCGACCAGATCGCGGCGATCCACACCGACGAAATGGTCCTCCCGGCATGGGCCGCCAATCCCCTGCGATCGCTCATCTCAGGAGGCGCTGCGAACAATAACCAGCCTGCTGCGGCGAATGGCGGCCCCTCGTACCATTACCACGATCACACCGAGCGCGGCGTCTCGGCGCAGGGGATCATCGATAACCACGTCGCAGTCGGTAAGGCTTTCAAGCTGGCGCATCGCAAGGGCCTGTTCGCTGGGACGCCGCTGGCGGGCTGATGCTTGCTGGGCGGTTGACAGCGCGCCGCGTGCTGTGCGTATTCCCCGGCGCTCGTCGGGGAGGCCTTTATGCGTCGCGCGGTTGCCTTGTTGCCGTTTCTGGTTCTCTCGACCGCAGCGTCCAGGCAGCAGGCCCCGATTGATCCCGGCCCAGCGCCGACGTGGCAGGACGGCGTCTCGCTGACCGAGGCGTCATTGAAGGCCACGTTGATCGATCCAGATTCGGCGCACATCGAATGGCCGTACGATTTTACAGGCGGCACGTTGAAGGCGATGTTCGGGAAGACGCGTCCCGGATGGTTCACCTGCGGCCGGGTCAACGCGAAGAACCGGATGGGGGGCTATACGGGACGCTCATGGTTTCTTGTCGAAATCTACCAGGGCGCCGTGACGCAACTCGACATTGGCAACGGCGACCAGATCGATGTTGCATCAGTCGAATGCGAACAACTGCTGAAAAAGGGCATGCTACGCCCCGCCCCGACGAGCGCGGGGGTCTCGACTTCGGCGGCAGCGCCATCGCCTTCTCAATATGCAGCAGCGGCTAGCGCCAACGCGCAGGTCGCCATGGCGCGTGGTGGACTCGGTATCTCGTTCGCCCCGTCTCCGGTCGGCGCCACCCTCATGGCCGTCGCGCCGGGTTCGCCAGCGGAGAAAGCCGGACTCAAGCCGGGTGAGACGATCGACGCGTTAAACGGCATTTCCCTTAAAGGAATGTCAGCCTCGACGATGATCGAGGTGCTGCACAATGCGCCGGCGAGCGTGACGGTTTCGGTCGTCGGTGTCGGCGAGGTGAAGGTGCGCTGAGAATAGTCAATCGGTGCGCGCGGGACCTGTCAGCGGAAGATTGATCCGCCGCGCGTGAGACCCATCTTCAATATCCTGCACCGCCAAGAAGGTGCATCCGCAGCAAGGTGACAGCTCACATCCGGCGATCGGAAGTGTCGGCGGATTACCAATCGGAAAGACGAAGCCAGCCAGCGCGTCGGCGACGGGGCAGTCGCCGGCAAGAATTTCGACACCACTGACCAATCCACTCTCGCGCCAGCCTCGAAGCGACCGGTCGATATCCTCCCGCGCGCCCGGCGGCAGCTTGCCACGAAATTCAGGACCGAGTCGCATCGCCGGATCGTCAGCCGGCTGAGCAGCAGAGTCCAGCACCCACACGGCGGTCCCATCCGGGGCCGCCTTTTTCATATCCGCAAAAGGGAGACCCGTTGAGTGCCGTCTCCCTATCTCCCCTCGCGCTGGCTCATCACGTCCGGCGGCTTCGACGATCCGGACGTTTTCCCGCTGCTCATCGGCCAGACCTTCGTCACCTCGAAGCAACCGACATGGTCGACCGCGATCTCGACATCGGCCAGCGGCGGTGAACGCAGGCGCCGGCAGTGGAGCTATCCGCGCTGGACGTTCAAGGTCGCCTATGAGGTGATCCAGGATGCAGCCGCAACGCCCGACCTCGAACGGCTCACCGCGTTCTTCATGCTCCATTCCGGGCGCTATCAGGAATTCTTCTACCTCGATCCGAGTGATCACACTGTCACGGCTCAGCAATTCGGGACCGGCGACGGGGTAACGACGACCTTCCGCCTGACGCGCTCAATGGCGTTCGGCGGCTTAACCTTTTCCGAGCCAATTGGCGGCGTCATCGGCGTGCCCACCGTGCTGATCAATGGCACGCCGTCGACCCTTTTCACCATCGGCGCATACGGCGCCATCACCTTCACCACGGCACCGGCAACGGCAGCGGTCCTGACATGGAGCGGGCAGTTCATGTTCGCGTGCCGGTTCGACCAGGACAACATGGATCTGGCGCAGATGATGACCGGGCTGTGGTCGATGGACGGCCTGCAATTCATTTCGGTGAAGAGTCGATGAAGGCCGCATCCGGACCGCTCCTCACGCTGCTCAACAGCGGCGCCTATTTCCAGATGTGCGACCTGTGGGAAATCACGCTCAACGGTGGTGGCGTGATCCGCTGGACCGATGCCGATATCAACGTCTCATCCGGCGGCCATACCTATGTCGCCGGGCCACTGCTCGACCGCGGCACGACGACGGAGAAGGTCGGGCTGGAGGTCGCAACCCTCGACGTCACGATCACCGCCAACGCCGACGACCTCATCAACGGTACGCCGGTGATCCCGTTCATCGCCAAACGCGGGTTCGACGGCGCGAATGTCCGGCTGCTGCGCGCGTTCATGACTGACTGGGATCAACCCGTCGTCGGCACGGTGCTGCGCTTCGCCGGACGGATCACGTCGATCACCTCGATCGCCGGCAACCAGGCGGACGTCACCGTCTCGGCGTGGACCGTGCTGCTCAACGTCAACATGCCCGCGAACCTCTATCAGGTGGCCTGCCTGCACTCGGTCTATGACGCCGGCTGTGCGCTCGATCCGGCGACGTTCGCGGTATCGGGACACCTGACCGGCACGCCGACCGCCCTCGCTTTTTCGTCGTCGCTCTCGACCACGCTGAACGACTTCGCGCAAGGCCGCATCATATTCACCTCGGGGGTCAACGCCGGGGTCAGTGCGACCGTCAAATCGAACGACGGCGCCGGCGGCTTCGTGCTGATCCGCGCGCTGCCGGCAGTGCCATCCGCTGGCGATGCGTTCACCGCCTATCCCGGGTGCGACCTCACCATGTCGCGATGCCTGTCTCGGTTCAACAATCTGGGGCGGCTGAAGGCGACGCCGTTTACTCCGACGCCTGAGACGGTCTTCGGATGACGCCGGCGCAAGAGGCCGCCAAGCGCACCGAGATCGTCGCCGAGGCGCTGTCGTGGGAGCGGACGCCGTATCATCCTCGTGCGCGCCTGAAGGGCATTGGCGTCGACTGCGCCATGCTTCCCGCGCTCGTATATTTCAACGCCGGCATGATCCCCGAGATCAGCCCCGACTACAGCCCGCAATGGATGCTCCACCACGACGAGGAGAAGTTCCTCGGCTGGGTCCGGCCCTATGCCCGCGAGATCGATCGCGACGAGGTCGGACCCGGCGACTTCGCCATCTGGAAGTTCGGCCGCTGCTTCAGTCACGGCGCGATCGTCATCGACATGCCGGAGGTGATCCATGCGGTGATCCGGGGCGGCGGTGTGGTGCGCGGCAATGCCGATCGCGACGAGGAATTGCGGTCGCGCGAGGTCAAGTTTTTCACACTGTTCGGGGAGGGTTGAGTGGGCGGCAAAACCACCTCCACCTCATCGCCCAAGCTCAACCAGATGTCGGTCCAGTCGTCGTCGCTGGGCCTGCCGATCACGCTCGGCTGGGGACGTGGGCGGGCAAAGTGCAACCTCGGTGATTATGTCGCCTTCAAAGCGACCGCACACACCACGACGACCAGCGCGGGCAAGGGCCTCGGTGGCGGGTCGAAGGACACGACCTACACCTATACCGCGTCGATCATCATGCACATCTGCGAAGGCCCGATCCTCGGCATTCGCACCGTATACCGCGACACCTCGGTCTTCACCGACGGCGCTACCACCGCGCTGGCGCAGGCTGGTCTTAGCGTTGCGCTCGGCTCGCCGACGCAATCGCCATGGTCGTACATGGTCTCGCAGTTTCCGACCCATGCGCTGGCCTATTCGGGCATCGCCTATGTGTACGCGCAGGACTATGCGCTCGGCGACAGCGCAACGCTGTCCAACCACAGCTTCGAGATTGATTTCGAGATCCAACTGGGCGGCGGCGTCCCAGATGCCGACCCCAAAGACATTCTCACCGATTTCCTGACCAGCGCGTCGCACGGCGTGCCCGGCTGGGGTGCTGGCCTCATCGGCGATCTCTCCGACTGGTCGCTCTATTGCCGCGCGAACAACCTGCTGCTGTCGCCGGTCCTGGAATCGCAGGCGGCCGCCAACACCATCATTACCGAATGGTGTCTCGCCACCAACTCGGCGCCGTTCTGGTCGGAGGGCGTGCTGAAGGTCCGCCCCTATGGCGATACTGCGGCGACCGGCAACGGCGTGACGTGGACGCCGAACCTGACCCCGATCTACGACCTCACCGAGGACGATTTCGAGGCGTCCGATACAGGCCCCGTGGTGCTCGACATCGTCGACCAGTCCGACGCCTACAACATCGTCCAGCTCGAATTCCTCGACCGTGCCAACCAGTACAATGTCGGCATCGCGACGGCCTCCGACCTCGCCAACATCTTCGAGTACGGCGCGCGCAAGCAGGATCCGACCACGGTCCATTCGATCGTGGATGCCGGGATCGCGCAGCACGCGGCGCAGCTTTATCTCCAGCGCGTCCTCTATGTCCGCGAGCAATATCTGTTCACGCTGCCGTGGAATTTCGTGCTGCTCGAGCCGTGCGATTATCTGTCGCTGACGACCACGACCGACGAGTTGCAACTGGACAATCTGCTGGTCCGCGTCGTCGAGATCGACGAGGACGAAAACGGGATGCTCGCCTTCACCTGCGAGGGCGTGCCGGGCGGTGCCGCATCGGCCGCGCTCTATGCCTCGCACTCGTCGGGCGGCCACCAAACGAACGCCGATGTCCCGCCTGGCCCGGTCTCGACGCCGGTCCTGATCAATGCCCCGACATCGCTCACCGGCGGCGATCCCGAGGTTTGGTGCGCCGTCGCCTCGTCCTCGACGACATGGGGCGGCTGCGAGGTCTGGATCAGCGTCGACAATGTCTCCTATGCGCGGGTCGGCGTCATCGAAGGTCCGGCGCGCTACGGTGTTCTGACGGCGGCGCTCGCCAACCATGCCGACCCCGATACGACCAACACGCTGTCGGTCGACCTGTCATCATCACTGGGCACGCTCGGCAGCGCGACGGCGACCGAGGCCAATGCCGGCGGCTCGCTGTGCCTCGTCGGCAACGAACTCATCACATATCAGACCGCGACCCTCACCGGCGCTAACGCCTATAACCTGACGACGCTGCGCCGCGGTTTCGAAGCGACGATCCCGGCCTCGCACAGCGTCGGCGCCGAGTTCGTCCGCCTCGACGATGCGATCTTCAAGTTCAGCTATGCGAGCCTCAACGTCGGCTCGACGATCTATGTGAAATTTCCGTCGTTCAATATCTTCGACCGCGCGCCTGAAGATCTGTCGACGGTGACGGCCTATACCGTGGCGCTCGCACCGGCGACCGCGCTGCCGGATTCCGTCACCGGTCTAGCGCTTGCCCATAGCTGGGACGGTTCAGCCCTGTCGGTGGTCTGCGACCCGTCGGCGCGCGCGATCTCGTACAAGTTCCGCTTCTACCTGCCCGATGAAACGACGCTCAAGCGCGAGATCGTCACCACGACGCCGGCCGCGACTTACACCTCGACGCTGGCGGCGCAGGACGGTGCGGCGCGGGCCTATCACATCGAGGTGATCGCTTCGAACGATGCCGGCGATGCGGCCCCGTCGTCATGGCTATCGGTCACCAACGCCGCGCCGGCGACGCTCAGCGGTGTTGCCACCTCCGGCACGACCGCGACCGATGGCGCCGTCACCTGCACCGCATCGTCCGACCCTGACCTAGCCGGCTACGTCGTCTTCTATTCCGGCACATCTGGGTTCGACCCATCTACCAGCGGCGGCGTCGTCAGTTCCGGCATTCCGTCGGTCTCAATCTTCGGGCTGGCAGCCGGCACCTATTACGCCCGCATCGCCGCCTATGACGGCTGGACCGGCGTTCCGTCGCTGCTCAATCTGTCGAGCGAGGTCAGCTTCACGATCTCGACGGGTGGTGGGGCGGCTCCATCTGGCGGTGGCACAGGTGGTGGCGGCTGGGGCGGCGCGTGCTGCACGCTCGAAACGCTGATCCAGATGGCGAACGATGGGCGTACCGGGCCGGGGAGCTGGAAACGTGGCGGCGATGTCGTGCCCGGTGACTGGGTCTGGACGCAGCACGAGCGGACGCTGGCCTGGGGCGCTTATCAGGTGACGTTTGCGCAGACGCTGGAGCGCCCGATCTGGTCGCTGTCCGGCTATCCCGATGCGACCGCAGAGCATCCGTTCTGGATCACCGGCACCGGGTGGGTCTTGATGGGCGACATCGGCACGCCGGCCGGGACCGCAGCGATCCGCCACCTGACCGTCGACCGCGCCCATACCTACGTCGCCCGCCATCCCGACGCGGACGTCGGCATCCTCTCGCACAACAAGCGCTCGACGCCTGACGGCTAACCCTCTTTCGAGGTCATCACATGCAGTTCATCGAGTTCATCGGCACGCGCCACGATAACGGCGCGGCGCTCCCGTTCGGCAAGGCGACGGTCGTGCTCAAGGGCACGGCCACGCTGGCAACGCTGTACAATGCCAGCGGCTCGCCGCTCGGCGTCAATCCCGTGTCCGGCGACGCCAATGGCGTGATAGGGTTCGCAGCGGCCAATGGCGCATATGACGTGACGCTATCATCGTCCGATGGCGGCTATGTCGGGCCGACGGTGCATGATCTGCAATTGTACGATCTGACGCAGCTGGATTCGCAGGTTACGGCGGCACAGGCGGCGGCGGGCCTGATCTCGGCAAACATCACGGCGATCAATGCGGTGGCGAGCAACGCGGCCAACATCAGCACGGTCGCCGGCATCTCGTCGAGCGTGACCACGGTTGCTGGCGATCATGCGAACATCGTCGCTGTGGCGGGCGATCTCGCCAACATCAACGCGGTCGCCACCAATTTGCCTGCGGTCAATGCGGTCGTCGCTGCGGCTGCCACCCTCGGCGTCTATCCGAACGCAGCCGGAGTCGGCGGCAACATCCCTCAAGGCGCGCTGTCGATCACGGTTTCCGGTGGGACCGGCGGCACGAACGCCACGGGCAAGGTCGCGACCTACAGCGGCGGCACGCTGACCAATAACCCCGTCATCACCTATGATGTGGTCGGCGGCGTTGTGGTCAACGTCGTCATGAAATTCCCCGGCCTCTATATCGGCGCGGGGACCCCGACGATGCCGACCGTGGTGCTGCCTGGGATCGGGTCGGGCACTGGCACGATCTCGCTGACGGGTGGCCTGCTCTACGCTGTCGGCCAAACCTATTGGGCGGTGTCAGCCGATGGCCGCACGCTCGACAGCATCGTCAACACGGCTGGGGCGCCGGCGAGCAACAGTGCGAATGTGCCGTCGCTGTATCTCAAGGGCGGCGTCGATAGCGCGATTGCTACGGCTGGCATCGTGCTGCCGTCTCTACCGGCCCCAGCCGAGGTATTCGCCAGCTTTTCGCAGCAGCTATATTACGACCTCGGCGCGACCACGACGACTTTCGCGACATGGCTGAGCGGTCTGTCGGGCACGTTCACACGCTCAGGCCCGTGCACCTATATCAACGCCGCTGGCCTGCGCGTCGCCGGCACCACCGACACCCCGCGCTTCACCTATAGCCCCGTTACGCTCCAGCCGACTGGCCTGCGGTACGAGGCTGCGGCGACGCAGATGCTCACCAACACCGACAATCTGGCGCATGCAAATTGGGCTTTCGCATCAGCGGAGACGATCCGCACCGCCAGCGCGGTTACTGGTCCCGACGGAACGACCAGCGCAGGCACCGCGATCGAAAGCACCAACAACAGCAATCACCGCCTCTGGTATGACATCACCGGCGTGACCACCACGACCGGCCACTTTTATGCCTTCCAGACTTGGGTGAAGGCGAATGGGCGCACAAAGTTCAATATGTTTCCGGACGCCGGCCTCGGCATGGGCGCTTCCGTGTTGGTCGACCTCACAGCCGGTACAATCGGCGGCACTGGCTGGCATATCGAGGCACTACCAAGCGGTTGGTATCGGATCTGGACCACGGGCACCGCGACGGCGACTGGCACGACCCACTGTAACTTCACATATGCGCTGATGGATGGGCTGGGCAATCTGGTCTACACCGGCGACGGCGTCTCAGGCATCGCGGTTGGTGGCATCCAGCTTGAAGAAGTCGCGACTGCGACGACCGGTCCTACCTCGTACATTCCGCGCACGACAGCGGCGGCGGTGCGTGGCGCTGACACGCTGACCATCACGCTGCCGGCTGGCGTGAGCAAGATGACCTACACGCTCGGAGACGGCTCCTTCGCGCCGGTCGCCTCGGTCAGCCCGGGCAGCTACGTCGTGCCAGTTCAGTCGCAGAACACGATCCAGCAGATGATCTCGGTCGACCTCGCGGTGGTCGGTTCGCCGGTCACGTCCGTGGCTGGCAAGACTGGCGCCGTTACGCTCGCGCAGGCGGATGTTGGCGGCTTGACGACCACCAGTTCGCCGACCTTCGCTTCGCTTGTCACAACGGCTGACACGCAGACCCTCGGCCCCGCGATTTTCAAGAATGTTCTCGCCACTGTCACGCTTCAGTGGACTCTCAATCGTGCCGCCCTCACGACCCGCGCAGTCGCTATTGGCAATGCAGCCGGCAATGCGGCGACGGGCAACTGGCAGAATACCACCATCGTGGGCCACGATGCCGGCAAGGCTGCGGCCACTCTCGGCACTACTGTCCTCGTTGGCGACACGGCCGGCGGAAGTTGCACATCCATCTCGGGCGCCAACCTGATCGGCAACGAGGCGGGCAATAGCAGCAGTTCGATCTCTGGTTCGAACATCATCGGCAACGGGGTCAACCTAGGAAAGACAGCCGGCGGCGGTTCGGTCGCTACGGTGAATGCCGACATCGTTGGACAAATGGCGGCGCGGTTCAATTCCGTCACCAACAGCGTCATTATCGGGCAGGCCGCTGGCGGGGGCACCATCACAACGGCCGGCGTGATCGACAAAAGCGTGCTGATTGGATCGCAGACGGGCAGCAGTCTGGCGGGCGCGACATGCACGAGCAACGTGATGATCGGCTACAACATCCAAGCGCCGACCGCGACGACCAGCAACTATCTGAACATCGCAAACGTCCTGCTTGGCAGCATGGCGGGGACCGTGCCAGTCTTCACGCTCCAGAAGCCCGATGGGTCAGCCGCCGCACTGGCCGTGTCTCAGATCATGCCCGGCGCGGGCGCGGTCATCTGGACCAGCGGTGCGGGCTCGCCGGAAACGGTCGTCACGGCGCCGGTCGGGTCGCTGTTCACCCGCACTGATGGCGGTGCTGGCACCACGCTCTATGTCAAGGAAAGCGGGAGCGGGAATACCGGCTGGATCGGGAAGTGACACTCGGCACAGCCTTCGCACTCGCACTTGCTCGCTGACCACCGGAGACCCCAATGGCATCTCAACCACCGCCGGCGGGTTCGGCGCCGTCTGCCCGTGCGCTGTGGAAAGATTGGTGGCCGGCGATGTCGGTCGCTGCCGTGCTGTTCGGCGCGGTGCTGACAGGCGGCGGCTACATCGCGACCGTGAAGGATGATCACGCGCGCCTCGATGCACTCGAAGCACGCGAGGCCCAGCACGATCGCGACCGGATGACGGATCACGACGCGCTGAGTACGATCGATGTCCGAACGGCGCGGATCGAGGCGAAGATCGAGGTCCTGTTGCCAGTCGATCGCCGGGAGGCTCGCCCATGAACGGGATCGATGGTGGCATCATCCTGATGCTCTTTGGTGCGTTCATGCTGTGTGTCGCTCCCGCCAGCCGCACGATCAGCGCGCGGAAAGCCGAAGCAAGCTTCGCGATCGACGCGCCGGTGGGGATCGTGTTCCCGCCGGCAACATTCGACGACCTGGTTGAGGCGATCGACGCCGCCCTTGAGAATGACGACCTGAACCGCGGCACCCGCGCCGTCTCCGAGATCTACGACCACGCGCGCGACCGCGACTGACCAACAACGAAAGGACTGCCCGATGGAAACGCTACGCAAGTGGCGCGATGCTCTGCGCGCGCGCCTGATCGACGACTGGCAGAACGCCAGCCGTTACTGGTCGATCCGGTTCGCCGCGATCGGTGCCGCGCTCAAAGGGTTCGGCCTCGCCTTCCCGCAGATGGCAACCGATGCCTGGAACTCGATCCCGCAGGACTTGCGCTCGGGTCTGCCTGGCACGGTGCTGAAGGCCCTCCCATTCATCCTGTTCGCGCTGGTGATCTTCTCCCGCGTGACGAAGCAAAAGGCGCCGGGCGACAACTAGCAGAATTGGCCATGCTCGTTCCGTTTGCGCGGGACGCGGCGCTGGCCAAGCGGCCAAGTCGATGCCTCATCCGGCGACCACCCGTTGTGGATCCGCCAAGCATATCGCAGCGGCGGAATCCCGTTGGCGCGTGCAGCAATTGGCCCCGGCGTGTTGTCAGAAGTGCGCCGAACAAAGCGCCGATTGTTCGCTTGCGTCACATAGTTTGCCCACGTGCAATTTGCGGGCTCGTAATTGCCGTTCACGTCGACACGCTCGATCGTCAGGTCGTCGGCATATCCGTTGGCCAACGCCCAGTCGCGGAACGTCTCGTAGCGATTCCACGCTGCGCAGACCGAAATGCCGCGCCCACCATATCGAGGGTCGTTCTTGTCGGCGCATCGTCGGCGCATGTTCTGCCAGCAGGAATAAACCCGCGTCCCAACCTCTAGATGTCGTCGGTAGCGAGCGCCGGTCACCTCGTCGCGATGACACCCACAGCTCACAGATTTTCCATGCCGAAGGTCGCCGCCGTTGACGACCCGCTCGACGCCACAAGCGCAGCGACAGCGCCAACGTGCGCCGCCGCCGGGAGAGTTTCCCGCCTGCTCCGCCGCCGTCCACCGGCCGAATTGCTGACCGGAAATGTCCTTCAATCGAGGGTTTTTAGCCATGCCAGACGATACCACGACATCGCCAAAAGCGACAGGAAATAAGGGAAAAATTGGCGGCAGTTTAGCTGCTGCCGCGCTCGCCGCGCTCGCCTTAGCTGTCGGCGCCCTTAAGCACGATGAAGGAAAAAGGAACGTCAGTTATTTCGATATATCTCACGTCGCAACCGCCTGCTACGGCCACACCGGCACCGATGTGCTGGTCGGTCAGCGCAGGTCAGATGCCCAGTGCGAGGCGCTGCTGACGCACGACGCGCAGGCCCACATGAACGGCGTTCTGAAATGCACGCCGGTGATCGCCGACAGTCCCGAACTGCTCGGCGCCGCGACCCGCATCACGTTCAACATCGGGGTCGCTGGTTATTGCCGCTCGACGATCGCGCGCCGGTTCAATGCCGGCGATTATCGAGGTGGCTGCGATGCTTTCCTGATGTGGACCAAGGCCAACGTCGGCGGCCGGCTGGTCGTCGTAAAGGGCCTGGTCGATCGCCGTCAGCGAGAGCGGGCGATGTGCCTGACGGGGGTGCACTCATGATCCCCCTCACCCTACTCCGCCTAATCGGCGTCGCCGCGCCGTCATGGCTGACCAAGCCGATCGCCTATCTGATCGACGCGCTGCTCGTCGTCGGACTGCTCGCCGGCGTCTATTTCGCGATCCACCACTCCGGCGAGAAGTCAGGTGCGGCGAAGGTCGAGGCCAAGCAGGCCAAGGCCCACACCGCTGCCGTCACCGCAGCGCGCACCGATGAAAAAGCCGCCCAGGCCACGACTGACCAGATCGGCACCCGCGTCGCCAAGATGGACGATGCCACGACCGACTATCTCCGCAACCAGCTCCAGGAGCTTCACAATGAAATCGATGCTGCCCATGCCGCGTCTGCCAGCGCTGCTGCCGTGCCTGTTGATACTGTCCGGGTGTCAGCATCTCTCGACGCGGGGATCGCTCGCGCGAACGGAGCAGCCGACGCTGCCGACGCTGCCCCTTAATTTGACGGCACCGCAGCGCCTGGCACCGATCGGGCATCCTGAGACCGGCGTCATGGTCTCGGTCGACAAGGGCTGGCTCGACACCGTCGTCGCGCGCTTTGAGTCGGCCATCGCCGCGGTGAATGTGCTGAACGACCATATGGGCCAGATCAAGACCGAGCGGCGCTGCACCAAGGCGCGGTTCGAGACCGGCAAGACGCCGAGCGATTGCCCAGCGCCGTCGCACTGATGCCCTTACCCGCGATCCCTGACCGATTGGAGCTATCATCATGACCGACAAATACGGTGCCTATGCGCCGCTCGTTGACGCGCCTGCCCGCCATGCCGTCGCGATCACACCCGCCGACGGCTCGGCACTCGATACGGTCCCCAAAGCGATCTATGTCGGCGTGACCGGCGACATCACCATGGTTGGCGTCGATGCTGCGTCTGGCGCTGCCGGCGTCCTGTTCAAGAACTGCGTGGCCGGCTCGATCATCCCGTTCCGTCCGCGCGAGATCAAAGCGACCGGCACGACCGCCACGAACATCGTCGGGCTGCTCTGATGCTGAACCTGGGGATTGGCGTTGGGGCCTCCAACATCGCCGCCCTGATGGGTGGCGCGGGGGTGCCGCCTCCGCCAGTAACCGGACTTCAATTCAACTTTACGGCTAATAGCCAGTACATCCCGATAGTCTTTACCCGTTAGGAAATAACGCCATGACCACCATGACAGTTCTAGACTCTACCGGCGCAACGATCACCATTGAAAAGCCGCTACCTCCCGGCCAAGCCATGATGGCTGCCTCTTTGCCGGTCACCGTCGCCAGCGATCAAGGAGCGATCGCCTGCACGGTCTCCGGTGTGTCCACTGCGGCTTCCCAAGCTACGATGATCACGGCGCTGAACCTCCTCCATACCGATCTCGCTGCGGCACTGCCTGCCGGTGCCAATGTGATTGGTGGGGTGACGGTGGCAGACGGCTCGGATGTGACCACGGGGGCCAAGGCGGACGCTGCCTATGCGGGGTCAGGCGCCGCTTCGCTGGTGGCCATTCTCAAGGGCATCTATGCGGGCATCGTAGCGGCCATTCCGGCTGGCACCAACCTGATCGGCAAGGTGGGGATCGATCAGACGACCCCTGGGACGACCAATGCCGTAGTGGCTACTGGTAATGTGGCCTCGGGGGCTACCGACAGCGGTAATCCGGTGAAGGCCGGCGGCATCTATAATAGCACAGCGCCAACCCTCACTACCGGCCAGCGGGGGGATATACAGCTCAGTAGCCGGGGCGTGCTGCTCGCCAATCTATCGAACGGCGCAGGAGGGACGCTGAACTTCGCAAACCTCGGCGCAGACGGATATAGCAATGGCAACGGCCTTCCCTTTTTCGGGGCGCAAGGGTTCTTCTTCAACGGCACTTCATGGGATCGGCAACGAGGGGATGTCAACGGATCGGTCAATCAGCCTCACGCAATGTCCTCCAGTCGGTGGGCCTATGCGCCACCCAGTGGGGGTATCACCAACAGCACCACAGCGGTAACCATCATGAGCGCTGCTGGCGCAGGGGTGCGCAACTACCTGACTGGCATTCAGATGTTCGCAGGGACGCTGGGAGCCTCCACTGAGGTAGCCGTCCGGGATGGTGCTTCTGGCACGGTCCTCTGGCGGGGTTACCTTTCTACGGCAGGCGGCATCGTGGACATCACCTTCCCGGTCCCCCTCAAAGGCACCGCCAATACGCTCATGGAGTTGGTCACGCTAACGGCCACCATCACCGGCTCCGTCTATTTCAACGCCCAAGGCTTCCAGGGGACCTGATATGCATACGATCTATAATCTTGTGCCCCAGGACGATGGCTCTTTCGAGGAGGTGTTTGTGGAGGACTTTGAGGAGTTGCCTGCTCCTGCGGTCACCCTTGGAGGCCGCCTGCTTGCCCTCAAGAACGAGACTGGGATGGAGCATGTGGCCCAGCCTAAGGCACCCTAAGCACCACCCGCGCCCTGTTAGACCAGTGATCAAGCGGACAGCCGTTCACATCGCCGCTTTCCTCAAACTCCCCCAACGCCTCCATGACGATCCGGCGCAGGGTGTCGGCTTCGGCTTTCCAGATGGCGGCGGGGTCGGTCATGCCGGCGGTCGAATACTATCGGGCAATTCGGAATAGTACAGCCCAGCAAGGTTAAAATAAGGGCTTGTGTCCGCGATCCGGCCGACGAAACCGTTGGTTCCATCATCGCGGCTAAATCGATAAACCCGGTTGCGATCGAAGCCTTCCGAGTATCCGCCGCGCATTATGTCGAGTACAGCTTTCATCGTCCCTCCTATCTCCCAACGCTCGCCGGTTCGCTAGCGCGAATTGCGGCGACGAGATCACGCGCCTTTGCAAACCAATAGGTCTGCGCATCTGTGCGCCCTTCCATCGATCCGACCTGCCTCAGGATTTCCACAGCTTCACGGATGGGGGATTGATCGGCGCGGGGTGGCGTCCAACCAGCTGAGCGCATCATGGCTTCAATAGCGCCAGCAAATTGCCGCTCCCAGTCAGAAACAGGATAGTCAGTGCTCATGATCCACTGCCGAATGATCTCGACCGTCTCTGGCTGTGGCGCGCTAGGATCATCTCGCACGTTCATTCTCCCCAGTAGCTCATGTCGGCATCGGCGCACTCTTCTGGACCCATGTCCCGCTGCCATTTTGTTTCGAAATAGGTGGGCGCGACTTCGTACGCGTAATCGAGAATAAGCTCGCCATCGTCGAAGTGATCGGCTCCAGCGGTATCGATCATGCGCGTGACGAACCGCTTACAGAACTGCTCGCGGGTCAACTCCTCACTCACGTCCCATGTCCTTCGCTGTTGGTAGCCCCCGCAGCATCCAAGGTGGCGAGGGCGGTGCGGGCGATGTCTGCCGACGACAATTCGGTCCACGTCGGGCGAGAGCAGGCGCACACGACACAACCTTCGCACCAAACCCCGCACGTCTGACATTTTCCCTGCATGCGATCATCATCCGCAAGCCAAGATAACGCCGCCCGCATCACCTCCACTTGTCGTTCGGAAGCGGCGAGGTGGTCGAGGAGCGCGGGGATCGCGCGCAGATCGGCAGAAGCTTGGTCATAATCCTCGTAATAGATTCCCTCGACCAAGCGGTTTTGCATCTCGACCGCGCGCTCCCGCAGCTCCCGCGCTGTTTCGGTTATGTCGGTCATGGGCGTTCGCCTTTCACGAGGCGTGCGACGCAATTCTCGACAGCTCGCGCATTGTTCGGATAGAGGCGCTCGCAGCGCTGGCCGAACATTCCGCCCGAAAAGCTCACACTGACGGCCAGCAGGACGGCGAGTGATATGCCCGTGATCGCGCCCGCTAGTGCCACCCTGTGGAAGTCTCGATGATCATCGTGGTCAACCATTTCCATCTTCCTTTGTCTTGGAGTGGGATAAGGTGCGGGCGCGGAGGGCGAGCGCCATTGTTGCCCAGTGACTCGCTGTTCCTGTAATGGTCGAATTGCCCGGGTGCCGGAACGCCATCACCATCGACCTATCTAACTGAGCGTCGACCATCGCGATCGTCTTGGCAAAGTCGTCCCCCATCACTCTTCCTCCCCTGCTTCACGGGCTTTCAGGGCGGCGTGATAGTCACGTCCCTCAGTGTAGAGTTGATCGAGATGCGCGGTGCCATAAGGGGAAGGCCAATCTAGGCCCGCTTCTCCGACCAGAGCGCCCAAGCGGTAGGCAGACATCCGCCCCCAACGCTGTCGCACCTCTTGGCGAAATGGCTCAAAACGCTCTTCCCCCGCCGCTTCAAGTTTTGGGATGAGGTCGGTCACCTCTCTCGCTCTGTCCGGGGTCATGGCTGGATGATCCGACCCTCTCGTCTCGCTATTCACGCTGTCTGATCCTTTGATTGGGTGAGGGAGGCGGGGGCTAGGCGCTCAATCTCGGCGATGATCAGCGCTGCGGCGCGCACAAGGTTGGCGCGGCGATCCTTGGGCTTCCATTCCCAGCGATATGGCCAAACTTGTTGCGGCACCTGCAAATGGGTGATCCAGAACGGGCCATTGGCGCCCGTGCCAGCCAGCGCGTAGCACGCTGCGGCTCGCGGCAACGCCAGATCGTCACGGTGCTCGTCGTCATGCTCTGGCGTCCAACCGAGGACGCTTTTCTGGCGCTCGCGCTCAAGGCCAACATCACGAAATGCGTCTTGCTCCATCATCCTATTCCTTACCTTCGGGTCGCTGTTCGGTGGTGGGGGTGCTGGCTACCCGATGGCATGCCTTGTTCGTGACGCACCATTTCGGCGCGTGGCAGTACAGCCCGATGCAGGTCAGTCGGGGCTTTTCGGTGATGTCAAATTTCGCGAGTATCTGATCAGCCTTGGCAAAGGCTCCGGCACGATCACGCGGCCCACGACCAAGCACCTCACGCAGGTGGGTATTGCCCACCGACGAAAACGCGCGCGGATCGACAATTGCTGCCAGCGCATCCCGAATTGCGTCGCTCATCGCCGACCTCCAGCACACGTTAGACACTCTTCCATAGCTATTCGTCCTTGGGGGATGGCTGCTGGGCGGCGGTGTGGGGTGAGGGCTTGGTCATGCTTCTTGCCTCAGCATGCATCGCGTGGGACGACATGGAGAAGCCCGAGCACGAACGCTGGTTGACCGCAGTCGAAGCCGAGCTCTCCAAGCGTAAAGGGTGAGTCATTGCGGTGGGGACTGTAGGGCTGCGTCGATCATGGTGGACCAGACAAGCTTGGACGCCCACAGTTCCTTGCACGCCGGCAGGGCTGGCGGCACAGCGCGGCGAGCTTCTTGCATCGCAGCATAGCACTGCGCCTCTGTCGGCTCGCGCATCGCCTCGATCGCGGCCTTCGCACGCACCCGCTTGCGCCGCTCGGTCATCATATCCAGCGCGTCGTGATAGCTTCCCAGTTCGAAGGTATCACCCGGCAGCTCGGAGAACTTCAGCGCGTAAGTGGAGACACCATCCACGAGGCGAACGAGATTGATGCTGTAGCCAAACTCGCCGTCGGCTCGCTCAATCGCCCGCGCCACCCTCTCAACCATATCATCCACAACAGTCATCCTTCCTTCGAGTAGGGGCGAACAGATCAGGTTGGGTCATGCTGCGGCGCTTTGTGCGCGGGCAGTGCGTGCGATCGACAGCAACAGGTCACGGAAGGGCGCTGGCGTGGCATTGCGGATGCGGGTCTTGTGTTTGCCGCCGACCATTGCGACGACACCGATCCGCCTGGCCTTTTCGTAGCCGTAGCGGTCGATCATCCATTGCGGGATTCGTTGTTCGCCCCGGGACCAGTCCAGGTCAGGCAACTCTACGCCGTGCGCATAAAGCCACGTCGGCTTGCGAGACGTATGGCCATAGTGTCCTTGCTCGACATAGCATGTCCATCCGTCGGCAAATGGCCAGTCCGCTGGAATCCAGCCCTCGCCGCGTTTTGGGCGCGACAGGCCGAATGCTTCCCATGCGTGACTATCGGCCGGATGCTCCAGGATACCGCCGTAGCAACGAACCGCAGCGAGCGCGCCGGCAAAACAGCCCCCATCGTCGCCTAGTTTGTATTGGTGCGGCTTCCGGGTGCTGCCGTGCCAGAAGCGGCCCCACCTCTGGCAAGGCGGATGCGCGACGACAGGCCATGGGCCATCGTACAGCCGGGCATCGCGTGCCTCATCCCACGGGTCGACACCGGGCAATCCGAAATAGCACCCGCCCGTTTCGACATAGAGAGCTGCTACCCCCACCTTGCTGGCGCCGGGGAGGATCATGCGGGGGTCGGCGGGGGTCATGCTGCGACCTCCCGAACCTTGATGCCGGCAGCCTTCGCGCGGCGGACCATGTCAGCCGTGCCACGACCGCCCGGAAACGCGATGACGAGATCGGGCTTGCCTTCGTCGAGCATGCGCTGGTTGCGGATGGGTCCAGCCGCGCGACCATGTTCCGCCCAATCGGCTGGGAACACCTGTGACTTTACGCCCTCGAAATCCGCCCAATTGCTGGCGAAATGGTCCGCGCCAGATGCTCCGCCATGCAGGAGCAACGTTGGCCCCGAATCCCTCAGTGTCCGGTAAAGTAGCATGCGTTCGCGACCGGCGCGCTCGCGCTCGGCGTTCAAGCGATCTGGCGGACAATCATCCGCTATCCGGCCGTACATGCGGCCGCCACAGACAAGGATTCTCACTTCCCGGTCCCTCCCGTGAACGCAGGGGGGTGGGGTGCCTGGTCGTTCAGCCGCGCAATTTCGGCGAGGATGTCGGGGTGGCGCGCGAACCATTCGCCGTGGAGGCGGTGCTCGGCGAATTGCACGTGATAAGCCGCCTCGCGCGCTTCGCCGCCTTCGCGAACCGCGAGAATGTCAACCACGATCGGCGAGCAGGCCTGAATATCTCTCAGCCGGCGCGCGGGATCGATGGAAAAGCCTATCTTGATCGCACCATCATCCGCACCGATGAAATAGCACTTGCCGTGTGACTTTGATTTGGCCGCAAGTTCGTGCAGCCAAGCGATGTGCGCATCAAAATCGAATGGTGGCTCTGGCTCTTGCTCTAGCGGTGGTAAGCGTAGCGTCTCCCCGTTCGGGCCGATGATGAACCACAGTTTCCCTGTCGCTTTGTAGATCGGCCATAGCCCGGTATCAGGGTCGAGATTGCCCCATGCCCGAACATCGTGACGCGGTGCAATCTCGCGAGGGATGGACAGCAAATGGCCAGCAAGTTCGGGTTCGTATTTCATTTGTCGCCGCTCCGTTCCGGTCGTTTCCGGCTTGAAGCGGCGGTTCTCCGGCCAGTCCGCGCATTCGTAATGCGGGGGTCACAGGTTCGAGTCCTGTAGGCGGCACCAGCGCTCCAAGCGCGGAAATCCTCGGCTTTTGCCGATGCCCTGTCAATCATAATCACCTTACCGTTGCCCGTTTTGGACAGCAAATGGACAGCAGACCACTTGTAGGAAGCGTCGGCGATTCGCTGAAAAATGATGGACAGCGCATTGGTCGCGTCGATCATGTAGTCCGGATCATAGATCGCGTAGCGGCCGGACGGTCCTTCATAGACCCTGTGGCCAAGCAATAATTCGATGTCCTCCTTGGGCACCGTCAGCTTGAACTCGTTGCGGAGAATCGTCGCGATTGAATAACGGAACGTCTTTGCCTCTGCCTCTGCGGGCAGCCCAAGCGCGCGGCGAATCGTGCGCCAAGCGCGCTTGCGGGACTTGACCGGCTTCGCACCCTCCTTCGCCCACTGTTCAAGAAATGGCTTGATCTCCTGTATCGCCGGGACGATCGGGTCACGCTTCTGCGTCTGCGGCTTGTCGATCGGGTGCAGATCCACAAGACCCGTCGCAGGGTCATATTGTCGGCGCGGGTCGAACGCTGCGGCGGCCTCGGGACGCACTAGCGTGGCGACTTGCAACATGAGGTAACGGAACAGGTCGACGTTATAGAGCGAGGCGCCAATGATCGCACCCATCTGGTCGACGGTATAGCGGAGTGCCTTGGGTTTCGAGCGCTGACGCTTGTCGACCTTGGCGGTGCGCGGTGCGCTGATGATGCGCCCATATTCGACCTGGTGGTTCATGCCGGCCGCGACGCGCGCCAGATCGGCGTGGACTGTTTCACCGCGCACGCCCTTGCTCTCGCCATGGTAGTCCTTGCCGAACCACGGGACGTTGTATGAATGCGGCCCCATGCGCCACGCGATGAAGCGCGCGAAGAGAGCACGGTCGGCTGTCGCCATCGTCACTTCCACGCCAGCCTCGTCCTGCATGAGGAATCCGATGAACAGGCGCAGGCTGCACGCGATGGAATCGGGGCGCTCGGCTTTCTTGCCATGCTCGTGCCAATAGACGAACAGCGACGGCACCAGCTTGCACTCTTCGATCGGCTGCACCTGTGTGGCGCGCTTCTGATCGACGAACGAATGCAGCTTACCCTTCGCACCTTCTAATTCCCGGCACTTAGTGCTGCTATATACGATCTGGCGGCTTCCGGGCCGATAGGTTGTGATCTGCCAGATGTCCGGTGACGCGCCGTCCCGCCGCTTGTCGAGCCAGTAGTCTCCGACAATGTAAGGGCTTGTTTCGCGGGGCATCCGGCCTTCAACTTTCTCAGCTTGGCGGCATAGATGCCGTCGATCGCGTCTTCTTCGATCATCGCGTCCAGCTCGTCGAGTGTGACGTTGAACCCGGTACGATTCTTCATCGCGCGTTCGAGCTTGCGTGCCAGGGTCATGATGTCACCCATGGATGCCCCCTCCCCCGCCCGCGTTCATGGTCTGCGGGTTCATGGGCGCTCTTCCAGCTGTGTGACATCTGCCGCGACGCGCTGGCGATATTCGGCCATCGACAGCTTTCCGGCTGGCAGGAAAGGGTTGTTCGCATCCATCAACGGCGCATTGGCCATGGCATGGAGATCGCGACCGCCTAGACCCTCGACCGGATCGACGAACAGGAACTCGCCGGCACGATAGGAGCGCTCGTCATTGCCCCACACCGGGCGGGCGCGTGCCGTGCCGTTTGCCAATTCAGGACCGGCGAGCCAGACGCGATTGCCCCGGCACAGGACGAGCGCGCCGAACGGGACTGCCTCCATTGCTGTGCCGCGCAACGTCACCGCAACAACCCCATAACCACCCGCTGCACAAACGACCGGCGCGGCACAGCGATCATCCCCACAGGCGCCCGACTGTCGCCCTCGATGTGGACGCGGCGGTAGTCGCGCTTGCTGCGTGCAGCACGGATGGGCGCGTAGATGTCCGGGCCGGTCATGCTGCCCGCTCCACCGCGACGATCTCAACCAGCGCACCATCGGTGAACTTGGCGTTGTATTCATGCCATTTGTAATCTGATTCGCCTGGCCGTCCCTCGCTTCCGTAGAAGTTGAAGTAGCCGTGGAAATTCATATCGGTGGCAGTCTTGGTGTCGCGTTCCTGCCAATGGCGCGCATCATAGACGAGCCTTCCATCAGCGCGGATCGTCACCATGTTCATGTAGGACTCAAAGTCCTTGGTCTGCATGCCCTTGCCTTCCCATCCATCGGGAAGCGGGAATTCGCTGTGCACATCGTCGAACATTCCCATCATCAATCCTTTCCGCCCGGCCACCCCGTAAGGAGCGGCCGGGCTGTGCCCGTGGTGGGCGGGTTATGCCTGCTCCAATTTCGCAGGCCAAAGCTGGTTGCCGACGATATCCTTGATGCGCAGCGTCCCCGGGTTCAGGCGCGCATGCTCGGCAAGGTCGTCGTTCAGCGGCAAATCGATGCAATAGAATGTGTCCTCCCGGTGAAACACGCGGGGAGCCCATTCTGAGCGAGGTGGAAAGCCGATCATGGGAGATTCCAAGCAATAAAAGCCACCACCAGCGCCGGGGACATGACGAGGGTTATGGACCAGGGCGAGAGGTGGCGGAGGTGGCGGGTCATCGGGCGATCCGATCACGGTAGACGGAGATGCCGACATTGATGGTCATCCAGACAGCCGACAGCGCCACGATGAAGGACCAGAGGTCAGCGCCATATTCCCTGAAGCAATCGACGGACATTCCCGCCATGGAGAGCGAGATCGCGACGATCAGCATCGCGCCGAAAACCGGCTCCCTTTGACGAGCGCCCATCAGCCAACCCTCCCAAACAACTGCCGCTCAGCCATCTCGCGCCGATCCTCGACGGACCAGTCGGACGGATATGCCTCCATCTTGATCGCGATCATGCGTTCGACCGCCGAGCCGAGAGACGCGGCAACATCGCCGGCCGTCATCGGGTAGGTCTCTTCCTGCGCGCCGCTCGCCATCAGGCTTCCCCTGCTTTGGCGGATGCGGCGCGGAGGGCGGCCACTACCTCGGCTTGGGTGCGGCCGGGGGCGTCGTTCCAAGCGGCGATGCTGTCGCCTTCGATGATCCTAAGCACGGCATTTTCGATCAAGTAGTCGTTTACCCCAGTGCCGACAGATGCATGCCAAATTGCTCCAAGCGCACACCAGCAGACCGCAGACGGATCGGCAGCGAATGTCATTTCTCCAGCACGGTCACGCGCGACATCGTCATTAGACCAAGCACCTTCCGGCTCGATCAGGTCAGCCGCTTTCGCGAGGACCTCGGATACGGTTAGGGCGGTCACTTGCCGGTCGCCTTGGCTAGGGCTGCGTCGAGGTGAGCAAGGTTGGTTGCCCGGCCCTCGTCGGTCACACCCATCTGAACATAGACGGCGTTGATGGTGTCGCGCGCTTTCGTCAGCGCCGCGTACAGGTCGGGAGCCGCTGTGATCATTGTCTTGTGCGGGCTGTCACGATGCACGGAACAAACGAACTCGTCGCCCGCCATGATGTTGACCCACGCGGTGCCCAGTTGGCGATATGCGACGCCATCTACTGACCAAGCCCAGCTCACTTCCCTTCTCCGCTGTGGGAGGTGGTGGAGCGGGCGGCGAGCACCATCGGATAAGCCGGCATAAATCTAGGATCGCCCGGCCCGTTCAGCGCCGCAAAATGCGCCTTGCGAACAGCGGCCGGGCAATCCGCCTCGGCATAGACGCGAGCCAGCCGGTCCAGTTGCGACAGGTCAGGCTTGCGGCCCCATGACGCAGCGGCGCGGGTCAGGTCCGCCAGCGCCCGCTCGCGACCGATGCCGAGATAGTCGGGCCATGTCAGCGCGGGCGGAGTCTCCACAATCCGCAGATCGCGAGCGATGCTTGTGCGGATCAGGGCGGGGGCGGTTGGGGTGAAGGCGGTTGCCATCACTCGCCGTCCGCCGAAAGAGCGCACATCCGCTCGACCAGCTTGTACGCCGATGCCTGGAGGGTGGTGCGGGTTTCCGAAAGAGCCGACCGTGCCGCCGACCATGCCGCCGACCATGCCGCCGACCATGCCGCCGACCGTGCCGCCGACTCTGCC